GGACCCTCCGGAGCTCCACCTGCCGCCCTGGACCCTCCGGAGCTCCACCTGCCGCCCTGGACCCTCCGGAGCTCCACCTGCCGCCCTGGACCCTCCGGAGCTCCACCTGCCGCCCTGGACCCTCCGGAGCTCCACCTGCCGCCCTGGACCCTCCGGAGCTCCACCTGCCGCCCTGGACCCTCCGGAGCTCCACCTGCCGCCCTGGACCCTCCGGCCTGGGATTATCCACATATCCACAGGTTGCTACCCGCGCCCGGCCCCCGCTCCCCCGGCGGCTCCCCGGTCTGGTACTATGGCTTTTTGAAAAAGTAACCGAGCCGCGCAGCAAAACGGCCCGAACAGTGGTGAGCTGTCGGACCGTCTGTAACTATGGGTTTTTGCTAGACTAACCGGGCTATCCTGGGGTTTGTAGCTCGGGGGCGGACACGTACCGCGAGGTGATGCTATCCGCTACCCCGGGCGCTCCCTGCAGGCGAGCCAGCCTGGCGCATTGCTGTGCTGCCGCACTTGTGACATCCCTGTAGGCAGACTTCATCGCCCGGTCGTAAATCACAGCGGTGACCCTGACCCACGGCGCTTGGCTCTCAGGCGACAGGTTCTCCCACAAAGTGCATGGTTCCCCTCGGGCTTGCCAGTATGTCTCGTACAATTCTTGGGCTAGAGATGGCACAGCCACCTCCCCAGGGCGGCGCCGATCAGCAACCCGACCGCCGCTCCGATCATTGCTCCCCACCGGACCCACCCTGCATTCCGCGCTCTGCCGACATACGCCCTCATATCAGCAACCCCGCGAGCCTACGGTCTGCGGCTGCCAGCGCCTCGGGGCTACCGTCCGACAGGCTGGCGCGTACTGTCTTAATCTCGTCGGCCAGTGTGCGGGTCGTGAGGGCACGGTGGCGCAGCAAGATACTGTCGGACGGATCGCTGGAGATCCCCAAGCCCTCCGACTCGCCGTGGCAGCGCAACGTGGTCAGGTCGACAAACCCCGCACTGGTGCATTTGCCGCCCAGGCGCTCCAGCATCTCGCCGTGGCTCATACCGCAGTGGAAAAGGACCATCTCGATGTGATTGATTACAATGTATTTCATGTGGTGGTGCCCTCCAGCCCCAGTGGGGCAAGTAGTAAGGCGCGACAGACCCCGCACCTATGGGTTTTCTGCAAAGTAACCGGGTGTTACAGCAATTCGCCTCGCTCGACTTGGTATTCCCCCCAGGTACGGGTCTTGTAGAGTTGACGGTTGTTCACCCACCGAGCAAGCCGGCGCTGATCGCGGGTCGGCGGCGTACCGTCCATGTCTAGGTACGGTTGGCAGAAGGGCTCAACGCTGATCCCCTTGAGAAACCGGACCCGCTGCACCGCATCGGCCACATCCTTGACCAGCACGTAGCACCAATAGTTCCGTGGTGAGACATTGTGCCAACGCATCGTTTCCACGGCCCGGCGGACCGTCTCAATCTGGCTGCTGTCATCACACGCGAGGCGGACGGGGGAGAGCCATTTGACCTTGGACAGCAACCGGGCCATCGGTGCATCTATCAACCGCGCATCAAGCCCTTGGTTGAAGTCCACCTTGATTCCGAGCCGTGCTATTTCCTCAATCTGGTGAATACCGTGCTGGTGAGCCAGCACGTTGTTGTCCATCAGGACCGCTGCGCTGTGGCTCGGGTGCATTATCTGCTGGATCGTGGACGCAGCACGGATCTCACCCTCTTTTGCAGGGACGAAGCACCAAGGACACTTACGAGGACAGCCCCTGGTTAAAAATCCCATCGAGTGTGACAGATTGTACAACGAGTAGTCGGGGAAACACGCCTCGATGTAGTCCGGCAGCACGGCGGTTATATCGTAGCCCGTTCCACCTTTTATGGTGTCGGCGGGCAGCGTATCGTCTGTAGGGGTGCTGGTGAATACCTTGCTGGAGTACACCCGGTCGTACTCGCTGCCCGGCTGGTACCATTCCACCGAGTCACCGCACACCTTATGGAACGAACTGATTTTCATCAGCGCCAGGTTGGGGAAGTCGGTCTTGTCAGCATCGTGCAGTGCGACTCTCACCCCGCCACCCCCTGCGCCGCGGTGCCCATCACCATGTCAGCCACTGTGACCGCCCCCTGTTGTGCCTCGGTGTAGTAGCGCACCACATCCGCCGCACGGGTGAGTCCGCAGGCCAGATGCCCTCGACGGATGAACAGCCGCGGCTTACCGACCGTTCCGCAATCCATGAATGAATTGTTCACCCGGCCGTCCGGCAGCGCCGGGTGCCAGTCGTATCCGATGGATTGCAGCACCTCGCGGCGCCTGGAGCGGGGTACCCGGCCGCCCGAGTGTCGCTGGTCCAACAGGCGGTCGAATGCCAAGCTGCTGATCCACCCGCCGGCAAACCCGGGCCGCCCTTCCTCGATGGCTTCCAGCACTTCCTGCTCGATGCCGCCCATGCTGACGGCCAGCGCCTCGGTCGTGCTGGTGGTTGCCGGCGCGCGGTGGCACATGGTGGTCGGGTTGAGTTCATCAGGTATGGCGTAGGAGCGCAGGTACCAGTTGACCACCGCATAGCCGCCGTTGTCCAACCAGGTGTAGAGGACCGGGAAGTAATCGCCCGTCATGCCGTCGCGCTCCAGGTCGCTCTTGTGCTGTTGTGCGGTGAAAAAGATGGCGTACCGGCGGTCATCTTCCTTAACGCGCAGAGCATCCTTGTGGTTGGTACACATGAAGAAATTGGCCCGGTTGTCGCCCGTCGACTGGTTGGTACCCTTGCCCTGGATGTCGACCCGCTTGTTCGCCACAAGGCGCTTGAGGGTGTTGACCAGATCCTGTTTCTCAGCCACATAGACCTCTTCTACGCCGATGAACAGCTTGTTGAGAATCCATGAGTTGAATTTATTGCTGATGTCGTCGGGGTTCGGGTAGTGGGTGTAGCGCAGGCCGACCGCGTAGGTCAGCGCGTTGATGAACAGGGTCTTGCCGTTGCCCTGCACGCCCTGGAGGATCGGTGCCCAAAAGAATTTCTTGCCCGGGTACTGCACCAGCGCCGCCATGTAGGAGAGCAGTATTTGCTGGTCGCGGGTGTCGGGGAGTAGACGGGCAACGTGATTCAGGAACAGCGACGGATCGCCGGGCTGCTGCGGCGTGACCACCGGGACGTAGGTGTTGACCAGCGTGCGGCCCTCTTCCTCGAACATGGCGCCGGGCGGGAGTTCCGGCCGGAAGCAGGAGGCGTGCGCTTTGGGGAAGGTGTACCCTTGCGACTCGGTGAACACTTCCCATGCGCTCTTGGTGGTCTTGTCGTTCTGCATGTCGAGGCAGAAGGTGTAGCCACCATACGCCGTGCGGAACTGCTCGGGCTTGAGCAGCGAACCATCAGGAATGAATACCGCATGATCCTCTCGGACGTACACGCAGCCGGTGAAGTGGGGGATCTGGTTCGGCACGCTCATGAGTTGCATCCCGGTCCGCAATCCGGTGGTCGGGTCGGCGGGGGCTATCACCTCGGGCGGCGGTTCGACTACCGCGGGCTTGCTGCCCCCTGAGTACACCTCGCGGCACAGGTTGACCGCAGGGAGGATCGCCCTCTTTTCCCGGTAGTCCTGACGGTCGGCCCACTTGTCGCGCATGAGCCCTGACAGGCGAAACAGGCGGTCCATCCGCTCGCAATCCTTGCCGGTCCAGAACGCCAGGTGGGCACAGAGGGCAAAGTCCGCCGCGCTGTGGTCAAACCCCCGGGGGTCCGGCCATACCCTACTCAGGGCATCCATGTCGGCGGTCCATAGCTGCTGGAGGGTTGCCTTGCCGCCCATCACCGCGCCTGCGCTGGGGCGGCTCGCCAGCATACGGTCGATCAGTTCGGCGTCGGACTCAGGGCCGGACCACTCAGGGCATGGGCCGGTGGTCCATTCCTCGTCGTGCGCCCCGGCGGCCAGTCCGGCAGACCACCCGGGCAGCGACCGGACGTGCGACAGGTCGGCTACGTGGTGGGCTGTCCCTTGCGCCCCGGTCCCGGTCAGGGCGACGAAGCGGTTGCGGGTGTAGAGTTCCAGGCCCAGGAGCGGGTTGCGGGTGCCATGCTCGCCAAGCGGCGGCGTGGTACCTATGATGTGCAGGCCGGTCCCGCTATGGGATACCTCGATGAAGCAGCCTTGCAGGCGGCTGCACAGGTCGGTGGCGAGGTCGGACCAGCGGCCGGGCTGCCCCTCAACAGTGGGCGCCGTATAGGCGCCGTCGATGTCCAGAAAGAAGAACGGGTCTTGCTCGGTGAACACAAAACCGATGCCGTAGCTGCCCTGGGCGGCCAGGGCTTGCTCCAGGGTCAGCCGCGCCGCCGGATCGCCGTGGTCGGTCAGCCAGCCGGTCTGCGGGTTGACGGGTATCTTGTCGGTCTTGCCGGGTCGGGCGCTCGGGCGCACCGTGTATAGGACGAATTGCGGGTAATCTGCTAGACCTGGATACATGCTCACCCCTCTACATCATTGAATTAAAAGCTCTTTCCCTCAACTCCCTCGGTGCGGCCAGTGCTATGGGGCACCGAGCGGCTATCCCGCTGGCAATCAGCGGCAGGACTTCCCGGCGGACCGCCTCGCGCATCACCTCGTCGCGCATCAGGGCGGTGGACAGGAAATAGTGGGTGATCAGCCCCCGACTCACGCCGGTCACGGCCGCCAGCCGGGCCGTGGATAGCTGATCGTAGGGGAGCGCCAGGGCGGCTGCCAGGAGGGCGGCTCGGCGGTCTGCGGCGGGTAAGCGGGCCGGGGTAGTGGTCATCGGGTATGTCTCCTTAACTATGGGTTTGTGGAAAAGTAAGCGGGTTATGCGCTAGTCACAAACCGCCCGATGCCGCCGAGCGATATGACCAGGTTGATAAATGCGAGCTGTGCGCGGGCGCGGTCGTCGGACTCACGGTATTTCCAGTTTGGTGCCTTGATCTCTTCCGCGGTGAAGATCCCGACTACATGACCAACCATCCGCGGCGTGACCACAACCCGTGTGATGCCGATCAGGTCGCTGGACTTCATGACCTTGTTGAGTTTCGCGCTGGTGTTGCCGAGCCCGTAGCGGATCAATCTGCCCGTCTCGTCGGTGCAGGCGCCCGAGTTGTTGCGCCACAGGCGCCCGCCCTCTCTTGCTGCCTGTAGCATCCTTTGCTGTTGAACCGCCGCCTCGCTGGCAAGCGGTGCGTGGGTGGCAGTGGGCGTAGGGTCGGTGTCGATCCCCAGGGTCTGCAGAAGGTCCGACATGGCGAGGGGCGATATGTTGTGGCGCGCGGCCCATTGGTAGAGGATCATTTGGTGGGCTGCTCCCCGGCGGCCAGGCGCTCGGCCTCACACCGCCCACAGATCATGCAACGGATTTCCGCCTCAGTCGGGTCGCAAATCCTTTCGCCCGTGTGCTTGCAAACGTGACATACCGGTGCCATACCCTACCTCCCTTATTTCAGTACCGCCCACAGCAGAACAACGACTATCAACGTGTTACAGATTGCCTCCACGCTCGCGTGATCCATACGCTACCTCCCCTCGGTCAGTGATCTTGCAGCAGTCTCGCAGTCGTCGGCAACGCAATAGCCGTCGCAGGTCGTTTCGTCGTACTCAATGGTCATCTCGGGGCAGTGCCCCCTAATGAACATCGCAGCTACCCTCAACATTTCGATTGCCCTTTTTATATCCTCGCTCACGCGCCCCCCCCCCCCCCCCCCCCCCCCCCGATCAGTGATGGTGTCGCACCGCATGACGGGCAGACAGATTGGTTGTGGACCGTAAGACATTTGACGTTACTGCAAACATGTACCTCTTTGTTAATCTCAATCTGCCAAGGGCAATCATCGCAGTTCCAACCATATTCGTGAGCGCAGTCATAATCTCCGAAGTAATCGTCCCGATAGCCTCCACACCCGCGGCGGACCACCTTTTTGTACTTTCTGCTACGTGGATTCTTGGGTGCCCTCACGCGCTGACCCTCCCCATTGCTGAATTGACCCGTGCGGCCAGCGCCTCAGCGTCGGCCCGCCCGAGTGTCTGTGCTGTCAGAATATCCACCCCGAAGGTATGGTAGAACCGGCGGTGCAGCACGCGGTCCGGCTCGCCCAGGTACCGGCGCCATCCGCCGTACCAGCTTATTGCTTCCCGCAACACCGTCTGCGCCCGCTGTCGTTCCTCATGCTGGTTGGCGGCCCCCTTGGCTACAGGGTACGGCTTGCCGGCCATCTGTAGGCCGCGCATCACCGCGTCAGGGTGGCGGTCTATCCGCTCTATCTCCCCGCGCATCGCCGCCAGCGTCTCGGCGTCCAGCTCACACAGGTCACCATCGACCATCTCCGGTGCGGTCCGGCCGGCGGGTACCGGCACCCACCCACAGAATGGGCAGGCCGGATACACAGCCTCGTAGGGCGCCAGGCAGATGGGATTCAGACAGTTGCGCAACGGGATAAGCCCATCATCCGTCTTGCTGCCCGACCGCTTTTCCTTGCGGTCCAGCGTCCAGGTGCGAGGGCGGTCTGGTAAACCGTGACGCAGCACGTTGCCTACGTGGTCTATGATGATCGCCCGCTCCTTGCCCTCCAACAGCCGCAGAGCACGACCAAACTGCTGGATATACAGTCCGTAAGACTGCGTTGCGCGAGCCATTGTGACCACCTCGACTGCCGGGATGTCCACCCCCTCGCCGAACAGATCTACGTTGACGAGCTGCAGCAACTCACGGCGCTCGAACCGGCGCATGATCTCCACACGCATCTTGTCGGGGGTCTGTGCGGTCACGACCTCGGCCGGTACACCCGCCTGGTTGAACATCGCGGAGAATTGGGTGGCGGTTTCCACGTCCGGCGCAAAGGTGATCCCGAGGGCGCCCGGGGCGATCCGCAAGTAGTGGTCTACCACATGGCCCATTACGGTGGATTTCTGCGTCTTGAGAGCGAGCTGGCCGCGCACATAGTCGCCATCCGCCCCGGTCGCTACGCTGGACAGGTCCAGATCGCTCGGTGGGCAGAAGATACGGTACTCAGTGAGGTACCCCGCGGTGATCAGGTCGCGCATCCCCGGTCCCTCAACCATGAAGTCGAACAGCCCATCAGCGTGTCGCCCGAGCCCCTTACCGTCCGCGCGCTCCGGTGTGGCGGTCACACCCAGGCCGCGAGCGTTGGGGAACATGGCGACCGCTTTGCCCCATTGGTTGTTCTTAATGAGGTGATGCGATTCATCTAGTACCCAAAGCGTCACCTGGTTCGCCCAATGAGCCAATTTGTCGGCCCGGCTGACCAACGTACCGACCCCTGCCACCGCACACGGCGCCTGGGGGTCGTAGAAGTCACGACCGAATTTCTGGATGTGCGTGGACACTATATTGCGAACCACATTACTGGGTGCAATGATACGATGCCTGATGCCATAACTACCTAAAGTACGGGACATTTGACCAACAAGCTCTTGGCGATGCGCGATTGCGACAGAGTGGCCCTGGTGGTTTGACAGAGCCTTAGCAAACAGGACTGTCTTGCCAGATCCGGTCGGGCTCACCACCAGTCCATTGAGTGCGCCGAGCCACCCGGCGTACAGTTCTATCAGTGCTTTGTCTTGGTAGGGTCGAAGTATCATGGGTCGCAAACATACAGACAGTTGGCGGTACTGTCAATACTCAGATTATTATAAATTTATAACGCAAATAATTGTTGACACCTGCGCCAACTGTCTGTATTGTCCCTCAACACTTAACCACCACACGGAGGATATGACAGATGAAACGAGTCCTACAGAGAGTTAAAAACGAAACCTACTATTTTGTAGGTGGTGAAAGAGCGGTAGGTGTTCCTACCGGTATCGAGGGCAACCTGACCGGTATCCGGGGCGACCTGTCCGGTATCCGGGGCGACCTGTCCGGTATCGAGGGCGACCTGTCCGGTATCTGGGGCAACCTGACCGGTATCGAGGGCAACCTGTCCGGTATCCGGGGCGACCTGTCCGGTATCCGGGGCGACCTGACCGGTATCTGGGGCAACCTGACCGGTATCGAGGGCAACCTGACCGGTATCCGGGGCGACCTGACCGGTATCGAGGGCGACCTGTCCGAAGCAGAATTAACCGACGAAGAACGCGCAGCAGGCGTGAACATCACGGATCTCATCAAGGAGGAAGTATAGGTATGAACGACAAAACAATCAGTATCACAGTCAGTGGCGCATTACCGGAAGTAGAAGAGATGTTTCGCAGGTTGGCGAGGGGAGGGGTGGAGCACAGGTTTACCGCCGAGGATGTGAAAGAGTTTGCGGGGATCAACGGGGTAGATTACAAGTCGGCGCGTGACGCTCTCTCAAACGCAAGGCTTACCCCTGTGACCACGCCGCCGAGCTTTGACCAGTTCGCTGCTGGCGTGGTGCAACAGTTCGCGGCTGGCACCGGGTTGCCCGAGTGCATTTCCATGACGGGCGAGCAGCCTGGCCCGACCGTAGACGCAGCGGCTGTATTCGCACCGCCGCAGATCGTACCGGAATTGTCCGGTAGCTGGAACCCCGAAACGGGTCATGTGCCGCTGGCGCCCCAGGCACCGACCATCCCCGCCGCGGTGCAGCCCACAATTCCGCCCGCACCCGCCGCTGCGCCGGACGGAACCATCGCAGCAGTTGTGGCAGCCTGTCATGCTTTGCCCGATGCACCCGCCGCCAACGTGGAACTCGACGGTGAGGGTCTGCCGTGGGACCGCAGGATTCACGCCAGCACCAAGACCCGCCGCCAGTCCGACAACACCTGGAAGCTGGCGAGAGGCGTTGATGAGGCGTTGGTCGAGCAGGTAAAAGGCGAACTGCGGGTTGCCATGTCGGCTGGCGCACCGCCCGCACCCGCCGCTGCGCCCCAGGCACCGACCGCACCCGCCGCTGCGCCCCAGGCACCGCCCGCACCCGCCGCTGCGCCCCAGGCACCGCCCGCACCCGCCCCGACCACCTTTGCTGAACTGCTCCAGGCGGTCACAGCGATGCAGGCGGCGGACAAGATCGCGTTCACTCAGATCGTAGACGTGTGCAAGAAGCACGGGTTCGCCAACCTGCCGCTGGTCGCCGCCCGGCCCGACATGATCCCCACCGTGTACGCCGACCTTGTAGCCATAGCGGGGGTGTAGCGTGGCACACAAAGCAATCCTTATAACGGGGCCTGTAGGTTGCGGTAAGAGCCGGTTGGCAAGGGAGCTTGCTGAGTGGTTGGGTGGGACTATTGCGGAAATGGATGATCACGAACTCATGGGGCATTTTGCCTTTGCAGCGGAGCCCAACGTGGTCATCGTGGAGGAATGCAGGAATCTCGACGCCATCAAAAGAATCGTGACCAGCGACATGATTCGGTGTGAGAGGAAGGGTGAAAACCCCAAAGAAATTCCCGTTCCTCACATTATCTGCACGATGCTTGAGCCGCCGGACGAGATTGGTCGACGGTTCATCCACATCCCTTTGACCGGGGGCACCCGATGACACACAGCCGCTTATCCCCAAGCAAGGCGGTCACATGGGTGAACTGCCCGGGGTCCGTCAACCTGTCCGCGCTCTTTCCCGACTCAGGGCCGAGCGAGGCGGCTGCGGAGGGTACTGCCTCGCACCATGTAGCGTCCGAGGTGCTGCTGTGCGAGCGCCCGGCGCCCAAGGTGGGCGACAAGGCACCCAACGGTGTGATCCTCAACATGGAGATGGTTGAGAGCGCCTGGGTGTACATCGATGTGGTTCGGCGGGTCAGTCTGCGCCAGCCGATGCGGGTAGAGCAGCACATGCAGATCCCCCGTATCCACCCCGAGGTCCACGGAACGCCGGACTGCTGGTTTTACAGTCCGGCGCAGCGCGAGCTGCACGTGTTCGACTACAAGTACGGGTTCGGCATCGTAGAGCCCTACATGAACTGGCAGCTCATCACCTACGCTATCGGCGCACTGGAATTGTCCGGCATCGACGGCCACGAAGACCATCAGACCACTGTGGTCCTGCACATCGTCCAACCGCGACCCTTTCACGTTGCCGGCGCACACCGGGAATGGCGGGTACTGGCGAGCGACCTGAGAGGTCATGCCAACGGTCTGCGCTTCGCCGCGGAAAAAGCCCTCGGACCGAACCCCGAGGTGTCCTGCGGTAAACACTGCCAGTATTGCAGCGCGCGTCATGCCTGTCCGAGTCTGCAACGCGCCGTGATGGACGCCGCGGATTACGCACTGGCGGCTCGACCCGAGGTGCTGGACCCCGCAGCAATGGGTCTGGAATACCGCACCCTGGAGCGCATCGAGGCGCTGCTTAAAGCTCGCAAGTCGGGCCTCGCCGCCAGCATGGAAGCACTCATCAAAGCTGGTACGGCAATCCCCGGCTGGCTGTTGCAGCAGGGCAATGGTCGGGCAGCATGGAACAAACCGGCGGCTGAGATATTCGCCCTGGGGGATCTCATGGGTCTGGACCTGAGAGCCGCCCCCGAGGCGATCACGCCCGCCGCAGCGATCAAGGCTGGCATACCCAAGGAGGTAGTGCAGGCATTCAGCGAAACGCCGATCAGCGGTACCAAGCTGGTCGCATCGGAAAGCACACTGGCATCGCGGGTATTCCGCGCTGAGATGCCGTCACTGGTCTGAGGCATGAGTCTCGCTGACGACTACATAGACCACCATTTATCAAAAAGCCTGCCCTTTGCAGGCTACTTACCACGGAGGCAACAACACATGGCACTCAAAGGCGATAATCTCGTACTGTCCAACAACGCGATCATCCTGTGGGATGGCATCACCCGGCCCGAACTGAAAGACGATGGTAAGGGCGGCAAATTCAACCAGTACAGCCTCAAGGTCGCGGTCCCGGCCAACGACCCGGTTGTGGCTGAAATCCAGCAGATCGCCACCGTCGCGCTGCAGAACGACAGCAAGTTCCGAGGCACCCTTCCCCCGGGCGGCTCCTGGCCGATCCTCCCCGTGGACCCCTCGCAGTTCGAGGGCAAGCTGCAGGGCTACGTGGCGTTCAACGCCAAGTCCAACCGCGCTGTGCAGGTTTTCAACGTGAACAACCAGGAACTCGACCCGATGCAGTACGCCACCCAGCTCTATCCTGGCTCGACGGTGCAGGTGCTGGTCCACGCGTTCAGCTTCGATAACAAATCCAAGGGGATCGCGCTCGGCTTGGACGGTATCCGCATAGTGGACGCCACCAGCCCCCGCCTACCGGTCGGCGGTGTGGACGCAGGCGCAGTATTCGGCACCGCCCCGGTGGCAGGCGGCCAGGCACCTGCCGCTGCACCGCCTGTCTACCAGGCACCCGCCGCTGCACCGCCCGTCTACCAGGCGCCCGCCGCTGCACCGCCCGTCTACCAGGCACCCGCCGCTGCACCGCCCGTCTACCAGGCACCCGCCGCTGCACCGCCTGCCGCCCCGGGCGCGGTCGGCCTGCCGCCGGGTGTTCAGCCCGCACCGGATGTCCTCAATCCGCCGGCTGCTCCCGCCCGCCAGATGACCCCCGCAGCAAACGGCGCCACCTATGAGCAGATGATCGCTGCGGGCTGGACCGACACCACGCTGATCCAGCACGGCATGATGATGGCTTAACAAGGAGGTAACACACGATGTTCAAGTTCAATTTCGACCGAGTGGTGATGATTAAGTGCAGCGAAGAGATGGGTGAGGTAATCGGACGGAGCGAGTACGCTGCTGACGAAAACCGCTACCTGATCCGTTACATGGCGGCGGACGGTCGCGCTGTCGAACAGTGGTGGCCTGAAAGCGCCCTGTCTGAACCCTAAACCATCCACCCGTGGGGCGGCTCGCACAGCGCCCCACTTACCCCACCACTGGAGGACCACCAAATGTACTGGATCTACTTCATCGGAGCATTGTTCACCGCCGGGTACATCGAGCGCGACAAAGAGGGGGTTTTCTCTGACCTCTGGACTGTTGCGTTTTGGCCCGCATATTGGGGTAAAAAGCTGCGCGGAGAGCAGCCACCGGAGGGTATCTAAATGCTCCACACACTATCCGCCCGAGCGTTCCTTATGGCCGGTGAGGGCGCTCCGCTGCCCGAGGCAATACGTTGGGTCACCCGTAACCTCCCCGCCAATTTGCGACCCTACTACGCGCGCCAGATCCACTACAACGTCTGCTGCGATCAGCACCGTGTGGTCAAGCTGATAGGTCGGGTGGCGGTGGTGCAGTGCCAGTGTTGCGGTCGAGGTGAGCAGATCCCGCAGCCGAGGGCCGATGAGGTGATGGATTTTAGAGCGAGGGTATCGGAGGCGTTATATGCAACAGCTTGATATGGCACTGGAGTTCGCGGAGGGCGGAGGGTCCGGGGCGGACGAGCCCCCCGTGACCAAAGACGGGTGGGCAGAGGAACACGCCGCAAAGCAGGGCTGTGTGGTGGTCTACCCGCAGCCGAATCAACTGCAGATAGACATTGACACCGAGGCAGCCTACGCCGAGTTCAACAGACGTTTGGGGGATCTGTTGGCCTGGGATAGCTCCATATTCGGTGACTGTTCCAACGCACCCCAGGTAGTTATCCAACCGTCGAAAAGCGGTCTGCCACATCGGCACATCACCCTAACCTTTCCCGACCGGACCTTTGACCGCTACGAGCGGATCGCCCTGCAGATGCTGCTCGGGTCCGACCCCGTACGCGAGAAGATGAACACGCTGCGGACCCTGCGTGGCAATCCGGCGCCGGTCCGGCTGTTCGAGCGCCCAGCATGACCGACTACGTATGGGACATTGAGAGTTTTCCCAACGTGTTTACCCTGTCGCTCAAGGAGGCGGGTACTACGAACCGTTGGCGGTTTGAAATCTCCCACCGCAGGAACGACTACGACCGTCTGGTGCAGATGATCCAGTGGCTCGCCTACACCAAAGCGCGTATGGTCGGGTTCAACAACGTAGGATTCGACTACCCGGTGCTGCACTTCATCCTTGAACATCCCGGGCCGCCGACCGCCGCACAGATCAACCGCAAGGTGGGGCAGATAATCAACGTCGATCACAGTCGGCGGTTCGACCATATCATTTGGGATCGTGACCGCTACGTGGAGCAGATCGACCTGTTGAAGATACACCACTTTGACAACGTGGCGCGGTTCACCAGCCTCAAGGTGCTGGAGTTCAACATGCGGTCGGGCAACATACAGGATCTACCATTCGCCCCAGGCTCCGTACTGACCGATAGCCAGATCGACACCTTGATCAGCTACAACGACCATGACGTTGACCAAACCGAGGCGTTCTACTTTAAGTCCTTGGACCAGATCAGGTTCCGCGAAGAGTTGAGCAAAAAGTACAGCCACAATTTCCTCAACCACAATGACACCAAAATCGGCAAGGATTACTTCATCATGGAGCTGGAACGGCTCATGCCCGGGTCGTGCTACACCACCGTGGACGGCAAGCGGACCCCGAGGCAGACCTGGCGCTCCAGCATTGCCCTGCGCGACGTGATCTTTCCCTACGTCCAGTTCCGGCGCCCCGAGTTCCAACAGGTCCACCAGTGGCTCATGGCTCAGACCATCACCGAGACGAAGGGTGTCTTTGAGAAGCTACACTGCGTCGTGGACGGCTTTCAGTTCGACTTCGGCACCGGGGGCATTCACGGCTCGGTGAGCAGCCGGACCGTCACCAGCGACGCAGACCATGAGATAGTCGACATCGACGTAACGAGCTACTACCCGACCCTGGCAATTGCCAACCGGCTGCACCCCGCCCACCTGGGCGAAGCGTTCTGTGACATCTACAAGGACGTGTTCGACCAGCGCGCCATGTACCCCAAGGGCACCCCTGAGAACGCCATGCTCAAGCTGGCCTTGAACGGCGTGTACGGCGACTCGAACAACGTCTACAGCCCATTCTACGACCCTGCATACACCATGAGCATCACGATCAACGGTCAGTTGCTCCTGTGCATGTTGGCGGAATACCTGATGGACATACCCGACCTGCAGATGATTCAGGTGAACACAGATGGCGTGACGGTTCGCATTCCGCGGACCCGCCGGCCCGACTTGCAGCGGGTCATGGACTGGTGGCAAGCATTCACCTGTCTCAAGCTGGAGGAAGCGATCTACAGCCGCATGTTCATCCGTGATGTCAACAATTACCTGGCTGAGTACGCTGACGGCGGTAAGGTCAAGCGCAAAGGTGCATACGAGTACAAATTGGGCTGGCATCAGAACCACAGCGCCCTGATCATTCCAATGGCCGCCGAGGCCGCGCTGGTTGAGGGGCTGGATGTCCGGCAGTTCATCCTCAACCATGACTGCCTGGACGACTTCATGCTACGCGCCAAGATCCCCAGGAATAGCCGGTTGGTACTGATTACAGCCGAGGGAGAGCGCCAGCTACAAAACGTCACCCGCTACTACATCAGCAAGTCGGGTGGGTCACTGGTTAAGATCATGCCGCCACTCGCCAAGGCACCGGACAAGGAGCGCAGGATCGGCATTGATGTGGGCTGGATGGTCACGGAGTGCAACGACATTCGGCGCGCGGTCGGGCAGGACATAAATTTTGAGTATTACATCAAAGAGGCTGAGAAGCTGGTCAAACCGCTCAAATAAATTGTATTGACAAAATATCAAGTGTAAGGTAGATATACCTGCATGGAGGTAAGCATGAAAATAGGGACCGAAGGACACAAAGAATGGCTCAACACTTTAAAGGTGGGGGATCGTGTTGCCGTATTCCAACTCTGCCCTGAAAAAATGGTTTATCAAGACACGGTGGCGAAAATAACACCCACCCGTCGAATCGAGCTATCCAAGGGTAGTACCTTTCACCCTACAGGATGGATCAGGGGAGCTAACGCACCGTGCTATAGAGATAGGCATATCCGACCCTATAAGGAGATCCAGCCATGACACGCAAGATATGCCCCTGCGGTGAGCGGCTGGTGCAGCGCGACACCGAGACAGATAAGCAATTCGAGGCCCGGCAGTATTGCAACGCGCAACACGCCGGCAAGTACCGGCCGCGCAAACCGGCGGGTGGGAGTAAGGTGAGGCGGTTAGGCAAGGGATACAAGGCTTATCTTGAGGGCGTGCGGCCTATGGGGGAGCTATGACCGCGCCAGCATCGCAGCGCGGATAACGTAACGGGGGAAGTATGGAAGCAGCAGCGAAGTTTAAAGAGATGGCCTTGGCGTCCAAAGATGCTATGGAGGAATTCAACGATTTTGCCGAGGACAGAGCGACCTCATGGGCTTTTGACGAAATACGCCGCCTCACCGCCCTCTGCGAAGAGCAGGGGAAGCAGATTGCTTTCGATTGCAGTAGCCATCAGTGCGACCGTATTTATGATCTTGCTAGCCCTCACATCGAAGCCTGTCTTAAAGCCGAATCCGCCCTCTCCCAAGCAAGGGAGGAGGTAGCCGCTAAACAGTGGGTAGTTGACGTTCTGGCCGAAGACCTGAAAGGCTGGAAAGCCCGCGCCGAAGCCGCCGAGCAGCGCGAGAAGGGGTTGAGGGAGGACGCCGAAAGATGGCGGGCGCTCATAGGTTGCGCCAGGGTGCGCGTTCTTGGCAGCGCAGGGATCGTGACCGCCAACGATCAAGGCTACGCGCACATTGGCTTAGAAATCTGGACGCACCATACAGCGAGCAGCGAGCCGGAAGCAATCGAATGGCTAACCAAGTTCGCGGACAAGGCCAAAGCCGCCCTCGCTGCGGCATCGAAGATTCCGTGAAGTTAAAGAGGTTTTACATGGTTACACGGGTGGTTAAAGAGACCGCTTGCGTCGAAGCGACCAGCGCAGCAGAAGCTTTGCTAATCATTAACAACGGCGAAGGTTCGTCCTGGGATGTGGAAGTCGTGAGTGAGAAGGCTAAACGCGCTGTGGCGAAAGGAGGGGAGTGATGAAAGTAGACCAACCTAAATTTGACGACAACTGCACTGTTAGGTGTTGTGAATGTCCCTTTGCTGACGCAGACGGCTTTTGTGAGCCTAACACAGCACTTTATCGGCTCTGTATCGATTGGGGTAGATTGCACAAACCCACTTGTCCTACGGTAGAGAACTATGTCGAAGCCTGTGAAGTAGCAGACGCGGCCATGCTCAAAGCAAGAGCGGCAGGAGGTGGGGAAAATGGACCCTAGATGCGAAGAACAACTGAGAGGGATGGCCGAGAAAGCAGATAACCCTGAGTTCACGATGTTAATGTGGCAATCTGCTAAACAGGCTCTGATTAAGATAGAAGCTCTCCGCGCCGAACTCACCCAGGCGCAGGAGAGGGTGAAGGAGTTGACACAGGGGACGGCGAACTATCTCGAAATAGCGACAGAAGAAGCTGAGAAGCGTGACACGCTTGAGCAAGAGCTCGACCAGCTCAAGAGGGAGAGGGATGGGGCGGTTGAAAGAGCCGATAGGGTCACGCAGGCGGCTTGGATCCGGACGGAAAGCTACGAGGCAATTCAGGAGATAGAAAACTCCTACCGCCAAGGCTTCGAGGCTTGCAGGGAGGCGGTACGGGCAGATGTTGGCAAACTACGAGACATCCTGACGTGGGAGCTAACAAATCTCATCAGTTCTCAACGCCGCGCCCAAGCCCAATCTGGACGCCAACAACTGTGCAAACTGGATGATAGAATCCGCGCTCTGACGGTGCCGGAACGCAAGGAGTTGTAGCCCCGTGCGACCCATCCACGCCGCCCTGGCGCAAGTCAGGTACGACATACAGCAATGCCACACGGGGGATCTGGCAGCCCACCCCCGTGTGGCATTGATACTGACCGAGCTTACCCGAAAGCGGGACCGGCTCTACCTGGCTCTGCGCCCCGGGACTAAACCCCGGCGTAAATACATTCAAGTACCGCGATGTTCTTAGGTCGCGTTTCATTGGCGGTGCGGACCTGAGTGGATGAATCAAACTCCGTGACAGGTACCCCGGATGAAGTATCACCAGCGGATGTAGCCGTGTCGGTACCCACCGAGAAAGCACCGTCTGCCACGTTGGTGTAGGCCGAATTGGCCGAGTTGATCGTGCCCGTGATCGGCTGCATGGCGTCCTCTTGGATGCTACCGAATGCTCGGTCAGGGTCGACCCCCGCCCCGTGGTCCCATGAGCGCATAAAGTAGCCTCTCGGGGGCAGATCGAAGGTTGTTGCACCGTCACCCACCCCCCATGTGGTCCCGATAGCGGCGAAGAGTGCCGAGTAGGTGGTCCGGCTGACTGTCTGCCCGAACTCCAGCCATTTTGCCGGCGGGGTCTGGAAAGCGAATGCGCGGATCTCTCCGACGATCACCGCCTCGCCGGGCTGCAGGGCGGTGTCGGCCTTTGCTCCCTGCGCCGCGCTGGCGAAGAGGGTTTGCATGGCGGTCAAGTACTGGCTCGCCACCGCCGTATCGGGTTCGCCCGTGGGTACCACGCTGGCTTCGGTGAGCAGAGCTTGGAGAAAACCGTAGATGTCGTTCGGCCAGGCTTTCTCCAGCGGCGTACCGTTCCGGCTAGTGGGCGTGTCGGAATTTTTAAAAGAGCCGTAAGGGTAGGCCGCATCGGCCGGTGTTGCGTTGCTGTATTCAACTGAGGGTTTGATCGCCATTTTGGAGGACTCCTATGTTACGAGTGGTATTATTGCGACCAACAAAAACGACGGTGTAGGAGCTTGCCCCCGCCGCCACGTTTGTCAGTTCAATGCCGGAGAAATCAGCGGCTACCGCGATGATGTTTGCCACGTCAGAAAGGTCGGTCATGTCGAGAGTGTCAGTGTTTTTGTCGAATATCCCGACAGCCCGGCGGTGGTTGGCAGATGCGCCACCACCGGACCTGCCAAGGTGCGGACTTGTGCTAGGATGAAGTCTATGCTCTGCGCGTACTCGCTCATGCATTACCCCGCCCGTGGTCAGTGTTGGCGAATATCCGGTACGTTTGCCCATAAGGCCTCCCGTTTTAAAGGCTGGAATGTGCAACAGTGACGTCAAATGTCGCAGCGGTCGTGGACAACATTATCTGAACCCCAGTGCTGCCAAATATCCGGATTGCGTAACTGCTGCCGCTGGCGACGATATCATATTTGTACGAAGTGCCAGCGGCGTCCACCACAGATAGAACCGGCGCAACAGAGGCACCGGCGCCCCCGCTAATGGTCCGTGGGCTGATGAGCATCGCGTCTCCGGACCTGGATGCAGCACAGGAGAAATTCCCGCCCCAGAGCTTTGTGGACGTGACAGCCCCACCACCGGCTGCGTTGGATATCCGGAATGTGGCTAGCTGAAAGTCGGTGCGCAGTGCCACAAATCCAGCGCCCGTAACATTGGGCGAGTTCCGATTGGCGTTAGCGGAAGGGTAAACTATGTTGCCAAAGTACTGATATGACACTGTGTTAGTGGTGCCGTTGGCGTAAATTCTCATCCCATATTCATCAGTAGTCGCAGCGGTGTTCATGTTGTAGAAAACATTGTTACGGACTGTCACAGGTTCAAGCCCTGGCACATTGCCTGAAGTTGAAGCCAGGGTGTTTATATAAACCGGCACGTTCCGAACTCTTACCACATTGTTTTCAAAAACTGTACCGGGCAACAAAGTAGCCGTATCTCCGTATGTCCCTGTCCCGGCAACGGCGGCGTCTATGGTGTCAATACGTAAAACCCTAGTGTTGGCAGCATAGGCCGAGCGAGAATAATCGTTTCCCCTAATAACTGCGCTTCCGCCCATGTCGATCTGTACCTGCTGGGTGGAATCAGTGGAGTGGACGTTTCCTGTGATAACGGCCTGCGCGAGATACTGGATATAGATATCCCTGTTGCCACCAAAGGAACCTTTAAATCTGTTGTTCTTTATCAGCACATTCTGAGAGTACTGGGTGATCAGTATGCCCGTTGAAGACCTGTCGCTTGTGAGCGTGACGCCCGTGACCTCCGCATCAGGAGAATAATTGTTGATTGCAATGCAGCGGTCAGCGCCAGAGCCAGAAATGTCGATGTATCCCCCGACAACTTTGCAGCTTTGGCTGTTTATGAGGTACACGCCATATCCGTCCATGACAATGTTTGGGTTCAGTATCTTGACGTTTTTAACCGCGTAAACAGGAACTGCTGTTGCGTTGCGGGTAATCGAAGTCGTGTCCACAAGTTGCGCGGCAAAATCGCTTGAGGTAGCGCCGTTGAGCCAGATGCCGCGGCACGTAGCATAACCTGACCTTCCATTTATAACCGGGTTTTCTATAGTGCCGTTTTCAGATCCTGCATAGACCACAATGCCGCCGTTGCTGACGTTCTTCATGTTGGGGTCTTTGATGAGAAAGTCTTTCATGGATGCAACAAGGATATAGTTGAGATTGTTAACGGTAGAAGGATCGGCTTGCTCAAAATAACCTCCGCTAGTCTTCAATCCGCTGTAAAGAGGGGTGTCGCTTTGTGTCCCAAAGGTGAAGAGATACCCGGCCCCGCCATTGATAAATTTGGCGCTACCAAAGTCAACATCTACGTTGTTTGCCGCCTTGGTTACGCCAGTATTCATCCGATAGGTTGTATTTGAGAAAATCCACTTCGTGCTACTGGCGGACATTTTTGCTATCGCACTGCTCATGTCCGTGGTGCCGGGTACCGTGTTTATACCAAACCACTCAGGCCGGGAAAGATTAAGCCCGGTGACAGCGCCAGTGCCGTTGAATATTTGAGCCAGTGGCCAACGTTCAATACTGCCTGCATAGCTGATGGTATACGTGGTGTGGTTAATCACAGCCCCATTCATCGGCATTAATTCGATGTTTGCAGGGACGGTAAGGTTAGCGGCCAGCGTCTGGTCTGTGCTGTATTGCAGCGTAGCAGGGGTGCTGCCAATAGCCGTAACAGCCGCAGCAAGAGAGGCGTAATTGCGAACATCCTTCCAGCCGTTCGCATACTCCGCGATAGCCGACACGCTGGCCGTGTAAGCCGTCGCACTGCCAGCCCGGCCGAGGGGCACCTTATCCGTCCCGAGCAGAGCGCCCGGCACTTGTGGCGTAGCACTTATCGTGGCAGCACTCGCCACCCCGAACATCAACACCCATGCTACAATAACCCGTAACAGCATCATTCAACCCTCCCTAAAACTGCCGTATTGTCGTCAAATTGAATTACCGAACCGTCATTGAACGCAAACAGCACCATGCCGTCATCGTCCACCAAGTCAACGCACAGCACGCACCAGGTGTGCATCGGCTTGTACCGAACTATCATGCTGATCAGTTCCGCCCGGCGGCTGGCCGGTACCAGAGCCCGCGCTACGGCGGTCATCTCCCCGCCCACCGCTCGGGTCGCCTCACCTCCGACAAAAAAAACCAGCCGACCGTCAGGCTGCGTGCCGTAGGCTATCGCCCGTTGCTCAAAGCTGGCCTGGTTGCCGCACACGGCCAACTCGAACCCGGTCACCGCGTCGATGTCGCCCGATGTGACCGCCCCGTAGTAACTGTGTTCGTAGGTGTCACCGTTGACCACCAACTCACCTGGTATCGTCGCCGGGTCCGTCAGTGGGCTGTTCTCATGCACGTACAGGTCAAACCCGGCGCCCCTCAACGCCCCCTGCAATGTAGCCGCCGAGCCGTCGCTGTTGGTGCCCGACTTAGCCACCGCGAGCCGGGCACGCCGGATGTCCTCGCCCAGGGTCAGGTCCGACAGAATGCCGTAATCCCGCTCCAGATCCTCCAGCACGGTGGTCATTGCCGGACTGCGGACCACCGCCAGGGCGGACAGCGTTTGACGCACCGCCTCGGCGTTACCCGCCATGCCCTCCAGCAACAGGTCCAGCCCTTCTCCGTCAGCGGGTGACCACATGCTGCCAGGGGGTAGGAGGGCGTCAAGTACCCTACGCATAGACCACGCTCGCAAGCTTCACCAGTTCGCCCGGCTCGATGCGGTAGTTGGTCAGGTATGGCGTCGTGGTCAGCTTGAAGCGTACCCGCGTAGCAGAGGCGCCGACCGCCGCGAGGACATCCTGCACCACACGGGCAACGGTCAGGTCGGTGATCAGGTCGTTGCGGTCCTGCACCAGATCCACGCCCTCGACGTAGGGCGACAGGGCGGCGAAGTACAGACCAAGGGCCGTCTCGATGTCGGATTTAAGCGACTCAGCACCGGTGAACCCCGTGATCTCCACCGTGGCTGCCGAGCGGGTCACCGACTCTACCCATAGGTTGCTGTCCGTCAGCCCGAGCGCATGGGGAGCTACCCCCACGACCGCCCGCACCTCGTCCAGTAGCGCCTGGGGCGCGATGCCGTCAGGGTCCACATCGGGGTCCGCCTCAATGTACACCGTCCGGTCGCCCGGGAAGCTCACCTGACCAAGCAGATGCGGCTTGCCGGCGTAAGGAAACGCCCTCAACACCCCGACGACCGACTCGGCCCAGGTCTTGTAGTCGGTGCTATTGCTGCCCCCGGTGACCGCCCGTTGGGCGAACAGTACCCGCGCCCGGTACGCCGAATCGGTTTCTCGGTTGGCCCCGGTGTTGGTCAGGGCGGTCACAGTGGCTTGGCCTGTCGCACCGGCTACAGGGCTGATGATATTCAGCACATCGCCTACCTGCAGGTTGCCCACCGTGCCAACTTCCTCGGCGGTCAGGCTGAGAGTCGCCACCCCCGCAACCGCCGTAACGCTGGCGCTCATGTAGTAGCGCACACCGTTGGCTGCACCGATGAACCCCGTGGTCGATGGTATCAGCGTGTCGGTGGTGGCTGGCAGGGTGGCGGTCAGCACTGCGGCCTCAGAGGGCTTGCGGACGACGCCCACCTCCGCGCCGAGTAGGTCCAGGTTATCCCCCGTGGCGGTCATGGCGAGGTTCTGTTTGGCCCGCTCGACAGCGTACTTGCTGAGGGCAGTACCGGTCAGCGCCTCAAGGACTGCCATCACACGGAGAAAAGCCTGGTCGGCAACGGGGGAGGTTTGCCCCAGGGCGGACTCCAGCCGTGCGAGGTTCTGATCCGCCAGTTCCTGAGTGGTCAGAATGTTCATGCGATGCCTGCCTGGTAGCTCCAGTTTCCGCCGCGGCGGGTGAGGGAAAGGGCTCTGCCGTAGGGCAAAGTGATGGTGATGAGTAAGTGGCTGCTGGACGGGTTGCTGACCACCGCCGTGGCGCCGGGTATGGCTCGCTCGGCTGCGTTGCGAATGTCGTTCAGCGCCTTGCGGGTGATGGGCTGGTTGCACGCCTGCTCGAAATCCGAGCCGATTGCGGTTTTAATGAATCCATTACCACACCAGCCCGGGGAAGTAAAGAGCGAAATGAGGGCGGCATTTTCTAGCCCATCGTCCAGTAACGGCTGGCCCCCCGTGAATTGCAGCGCGGACCCGTTGGCGGTCAGTATCATGCGAGGATCGCTCATGGCGTCGGTACCCCCGTGCTTGCCGGGCCGCTGGTAACGCCCGGGTGAGTGTGCAGTTCAAGGCTGACCGTACCAGCCGTGACATCCCCTGTGGCCGCCAGTGCGCCGTCCACCGCCACATCGCAGTTGAACATGACTCCCTGACCATCGAAGGTGAAAACCCCCTCGGGGCTCATAGTGAAGCTGGCCGCCCCATTGCTGACCTTCACCTCGCCGGTCGGCTCCAGGCGGATCTCAGCCATCACCTCGCCCTCTGTGCTGGAGTACAGCCGCTTGCCGCCAGGGGTCATCACAGGGGCAATTGTGTCAGTCGAGGCTACCGCTACTTTCAACGACTCACCAAGTGCCAGCACGGCGACCTGTGAGCCGTCAGGAGGGTTATTTTCTTCCCCGCTCTGCCCGATCAGTTGGACGGTCTGCACGTCCCGCTCGTCGGTAATCATCACCTGGAGCAGTCGGACTTCCGTGTTGCCCGCCTGGGCGGTCCGCCGGCCTATGACCAGCCCTGCGCTTATTTCCATATCAGGCTCCCCAGGTACATCACCAGCTTGCCGGTCAGGCCAATAATGATCAGCGCCACACCGCCCGTCATCGTGACGGTGGTCTTACGCACCTTTACCGTTATTTCCATACGTCACCTATATCCTTGCCGCTGTATGCCTGCGGGGGTACCAGACTGAGGACCGCATCGCGCTGGCCGTCCAGGTTGAACTCCACCGCTCGTATCATGAAGTCGAATCCCTGCGGCACCCCGAGGGTAGGACTTATCACCGTCACTTTGGTGTTCGGTCGCCAGGGCTTGCCGTCCGGCGCGATCCACCCGCTGACGGGGAACTCCTGGGTCAGCGCCTCGATGAACTGCTTGTTCTTACGCCACTTGGCGGCGGTCTTGATGTTGCCCGGCGTGGTATCATCAGCGTGAAAAGTCATCCACCGGCTGCGCGGTACGCTATCGTCCGACTCGATGACCACAGAGGGGCCAACGCTGCCCGTCTTACCGTAGTTCGGATCTCGCCAGTTGAGCGACGCGCCAGCCTTGGCACCCTTGGTGATGCACCGGTACTGGTTGTAGCGCAGCCTGCCGTCGTAGCTCGCTTTCCAGCCGACCGCGAATGGTTCGCCCTCCTGCAGCACCCCGACCGGCTTGCTGTCCACGGCGGCGCGCAAAAAGAGCATGTCGCCCTGTGGGGTGCTGCTGACCAAGATGCCCCGTTGTGCCGCCAGCTTGGCGAGGAACCCGAATATGCTGTCACCCTCGCTGGCCGTCACCTTATCGAACGCAGAACCCACAGGGCATTCCCACACACCCTTGATGCCGAGCGGGGGAAGCAGCGCGTCGGCAAGCTGCTTGAGCGTCACGCCATTGAACTCATAGGGCGGCTGCATGTGACTGTCGATGGCGTCGGCGGTGAAGGAGTATCCGTGCAGCCCCTTGGTCATACCCTCCGTGGTCATCTCGGGCTCGACGGTGTAGAGGCATCCGCCCACGATCAATTCGTTGCCGATGTAGGCGGCAGCGCGCGGGTAACCGTAAGGCCGGGTGGCTCGATCCAGTTCAGGGATCTCCCCGGGCGTCCAGGCGATGCGGCCGGACCAGCCATCAGCGCCGGTATCCATCGTGCGGATGATGCGGGCCGACAGCATGGGCACTTCCAGTCCGTCTATGACCACAGTGAGGTCGTCCGGCTGTTTGCCGGTCAGCCGGTCAGCCGGACGGACCCCGGGAATGATGATCGCCTTACCTGCTTTGATCTTGCCGCTGGCTGGTAGCCCGGGGTTGGCGCTCCACAAGAGGTTCGCTTTGCTCGGGTCACCGTATGCCTCGGTGGCGACAAGAACTATCTCGCCGTCATCGTCGGACCGCCTGTAGACGGTGCCCGGCGTGGCCTTACCGCCACCACGGGGGCTCACAGGTACACCACCACTTCGCGGCCGGCGGGCAGCAGCAAGATGTCATACCCTTTGAGGTTGTTGGCGGCAATGAACTCATCCATGTCCACCCCCTCGGTGATCGCTATCTCGATGGGCGCACGGTCGCGCTCCAGGGTGAAGCGGCGGGCGGCGGCCAGGTCGAAGGACCGGCGCAGTAGCACGGCGACAGCCTGGTGGATCATCGCACAGGTGCTGGCGTAAGACTCGGATTGGCTGAAATAGCGGTCCGCCATCTGCGTCTCGGTGTATGCTGCCTGCCCTGCATCCAGCGCGGTAGTGACGGTCGAGAGCGCATCTATGAGGGTCTGCATGGTGGCAAACGCCGTGTCACGGTCGGTGAGCCCCGTGCTGTCAGGGTCGTTCACTGCATCGACCATTGCGACCAGACAGGCGGTAGCGGCCAGCTCGCGGGTGGCGAGCGTAGCGCGGCTCGGGCGCTTGGTGTCCTTGGGGAGCAAAGCGGTCAGCAGACCACCATAGAAGTTCAACCGGCTGGTCAGGTCTTTCTCTGCCATCCCTGGGGTGGTCACAAAGGCTTGCATCTGGCCGCCGAGCGATACAATGTCCAGCGTGGCGGATTGCAACGCATCGGTGATGCCGCGGTGTTCGCTGTCGGACTGCGCGTTGATCTCGGCCAGCTTCTGCTTCATCGGCGCCAGGGTGGCGCGTACCGTATCGGCTACCCGCTGGAACACGGATTTCAGTTCGACCGGATTCTCCACGCTGGTCGAGCTGGGAACCTGTCGGGAGTAGTATTTAGCCAACGTCTCGAAGGAGTCCAGTTGGTCCGACAGCGCCTGTTCGGTCGGTACGCGCAACCGGGCCGAGGGGAGCGGTAGGCGCTCGATGCCCTCGATCCATTCGGACTTCATGCGCGTTACGTTGGCTGAGTCGATGGGTTGACATTCTTCGGTGATGCTGATCAGGTTGAGGCGCAGCAGACCGCGCACGGGATGGTCTATGAGCCAGCTACCCCGCTCTTTGCAGGCGAGGTAAAACTGGTCGGCGGTCAGGTCGTGGTCCGGCCCCTCAAAGTAGAAATCCAGCGGATAGCGGTTGCCGGCGGTGCCGAGATCCTGCACGACTGACCCGTCCACCTTGGGGTAGTCGAAGATCCCCAGTTTCTTATCGAGGGTCCGATCATTCCCGCGCCAGTATGCGGAGAAGGACTGACCAGTGGGGCTGGTAAAATCTATGGTCGGCTTGAGCCGTTCACGCCATGTCACAGGTTGACTCCTAGCATGTGGACGCTGATACCGGGGGCACCGAACATTTTTTTGGTGGTCAGAGTAGAGCCGGCCGGAGCGTTCACGTCGAGGACACCGTGGTATCCGCTGGCACGGGCCGCCGCTTCTTGCGCGTTGGGGGCTTGGGCGCCGCGGCTCATGATGTTGCCCTCGCTGTCGGTCTGCAGCTTGGGTACGATCCCAAGACCCTGTGCCGCCTTACTGATGAAATTGTCTTTCCCCGTGAACAGCGAGTACCCTGCGGCACTGAATCCACCTATTGCGGTCAGTGAGAGCAATGCAGGAGCCATCGCGGTTAAAGGAGCAGCCATCGCCCACAGGGCCGTGGTCATGGCACCGACCGGACCAAGACCGGCGACCATCGCTGCGCCGATCTGCCACACCAGCGCAGCTGCTTTCAGGCCAGCAAACACCTTGAGTTGGACATTCCACGCCATCCACCCCAACGCCAACCAGGGGAGCGCGGGCAGGAACGGACTCATCACTGTCCACATGATTTTGAGCACCTGACCGGTGGCGCGCAGACCGTCCACCAAAGGCTTGACCTTGAAATTATTTATTCGCTGCGTCAGACCTTCCAGCCCTTTCTGACCGTCGCCGTTGAATGCCTCAAGCACCTGAAAGCCTTTTTCCAGGGCGGCGTTACCGAGCATGATCACCTTGGCGAACGTCGACATATTGCGGGCGGCGGAAACATCGTCAGTCACCCCCGTGGCGCTCTTTATCTTCAACCTGTTTTCCTCAATGGTTTTTAGCTCATCCATCAGCTTGAGGTTACCAGCAAGCCCATACATGCCGAAGATGCGGAATAGGATCTCAGAACGACGATCTTCGGGCAATTTCTTGAGCGCCCCACCGATCTCACCCAGGATCTGTGGTAGTTGCTTGATCTGTCCGGTTTTTTGGTCACTGATGAAAATGCCGTTTGCCGCAAACTCTTCGGTCATGCGGCCCGAGTAGATATTGCTGTAAGCACGCTTAATAGCAGTGGCCGCCTCGGTCCCTTTGATACCTGCGTTACTCAAGGCCACGGACATTGACAGCAGTAGTTCCGGCGTGGCCTTGAGGCGCATTGCTAGCGGCGCGGTCTGCTGGAGCGTTTCATATAGGTCGGTCAGACCGCCAGTAGCGAGCAGACCTGATTTAGTCAGCATGTCGTTCAATTTGATCTGATTTGCTATCTGTGTCTGATTATTGCTGCTTTTCATCCCGAATGATCCAAGGATGTCGGACGACATAGTAGTGGCGGGGATAAGGTCTTCGCCGGCTGCAGTAGCAAAATTCATCATCTTCTGCAGCATACCCATCGCTGCGCCGGACCTGTAACCAGCCTTGGCTAGTTCGTCCATTGACCCTGCCGCGTCCACAGCGGAATAACGAGTACCAAGGATTGACTGACGCACATCCTTGTTAAACTTGGACATGAACGCGCCATTGCGGGCTGCGGCGGGACCGAGATCATCAAAGCGAGCTACCGCTGCAATCATCGTGTCATCAAAATTCAGGAAATCCTTGGTTGTTTTATTCATGCCCTGACCAATAGCACCGATGCCGCCGCGGATCGCGTTGGCAGCAAGGATGCCTTTAACGATGGTCATGAACTTGTAACCTTCTTTGGTGGAGTTGCGGAATGCTGTGGAGGTGCGGTGACCGAACTGCTGAGAGGCACGGCCCGCCCGGTCGAAGGATCGGGCGGCCGTGTTGGAGAAACGACCCGCTGCACGCCCCATCTTGTCGAAAGAATCGGATACGTGGTCACGGGCCGTAAAGGTTGTGCGGACTGCGTAATCGGGCATTGTGCCTGGGGTCGTTGCGTCTAGCCGGACCGGACCGCCGCGACAGCATCGGCCTCGGTCTTGCTGATTAAGTTATGCCAGCGGGAGTAGTAGCGCAGATCAGAGTAGCACATGCCGGATGGGTCGATACCTCTGTAAAAAATATCGCCCATCCACTGATGCACTCTATCTACGCATTGGAAAAAACCGTACTCAGAACCTCGACCACTGCCAAATCCTTGGCGGGCAGTTTTTCGATGGCGGTGGACCCGCAGCTAGCCAGGGAACCCATGAGAGCGTACATCTTGGCGTACTGCTGGCCCTGCGGCACCTTGTCCATCACCAGCTTGTGCTTGGCACCGATCTCGGCGTACTGGAGGGTTTGACCGCTACCGAGATGCTGTGTCACGGTGCCATTCTCACCCACCTCGACCAGACCGCGCCGCACGTAGTCGGTAAGTTGGTCGAAGGTCTTTTCCAGACTTGCTTCCTGCAGATCGTTGCCGCCGGCAAGGCGATCAACGTCGATGTCGTAGTAGGTGAGCAGAGCCATGACCTGTTCTACGGCTGATTCTTCGGACAGAACGTACTGCTGCTCGGTGCGTTTGATCTGATACTTACTCACTATATCCTCCGTGGTGGGGTTAGCCCCCTCACCCATCCACCCCACCACAGGATAGACAGGATCAGGGGCTTGTGTGGCACCTTAGACAAGGAACTGCGACCAGGTATCCCGAGGGTGCATCGAAATGGTGGCTTTGTTCTCGGCGGTCTGACGACCCTCGAACTCGATCCAGCCGTTTGCGCGGTACACGTCACCGCTGGCATCCTCGTAGCTCATGGGGAAGTCGGTCAGCTTTTCAGCCAGCGACTTGAGCAGGGCGAACCCCGCGCCGTCACACACCAGCGTCAAGCCCTCGCGGGATTCGGAACGGGCTACCATCTTGCGAAGGTTGGCGCCGCTGGTGGGGATTGACGAGTTTTCGTGCGAGCTGCCAACCTCTTTGATGTCCGAGTCGGCAAATACATCGAAGGTAACACCGTCCAGCGTGACCTTCCTAAGAGTTCCGCTAATGCTCATTGATTCCTACCTCCTTAGTTGGTCAGCACTGCCTGGCTGATGTCAAACTGCACTTCGGTGTCGAGGATGCCACCCTCACCGGAAAGGATCACCGGCATGATGCCGTCGAACCCGGTGCTGCCGGCGCGAACCGCTACCGCCAGGTTTTTGATGGTGTAGTCAGCCTCGTAGACCCACGCCTTGTTTTCAAAGCCGCGAGCGAGCGCCACGTAGTCGTCCACCACGGAGCCGGTGTCACGCGCCTTGATGCGGTCGGTCATGTTGCCGACCCGGGCGGTGTTCCCCACGACGCTGATGCCCTGCCATTTCTCCTGCTCGAAGTTGTGGCGGATGCTGTTGAGCATGTTCTGGACGATGGCGATGTTACGCATGGACCGGTAGCCGTTGTTCTCGACCGGTACGCTGTCGGGGCGGTAGAAGCTGACCACGTTCTGCAGGTAGACCACGCCGTTCCGCACGCGGGTCGGGCTGATGCCGGACTTCACGGCGGTGTCCCGGTTGTCATAGTCGCTGGTCCAGCGGTCGGCCTTGGCACCCGGGCGGATGCCGATCAGCGGTACGTCAATGTAGTTCTGTGCGACCCTCTGCTGCGCGATGCGCGCCATGTGGCCGATTGCCTGGGCGGCGATCTCGGCGGGGTGGCTCTGACTGCCCGGCACCGCTTCTACACCATTGGCGCGGTCCAGTTTGCGGCCATCCGACAGGGTCACCAGATCCGCGAGCCCCTGGCTGCCTGCCGCCGTGTCGCCGGTCAGCGCACGGAAAGGACGGGCTACCGTCTTGCCGTAGAGCGCGAGGAAGTCATTGCCCGCGCCCACGTAGTCCGAAATCGCGTTGAGGGTGGTTGCATCCTGACCGTACCCGTGTACAATGTCGGTGAACCATGCTTCGTTGGCGTCATCGCCGGTACCGAGAGCCGCCAGTGCATCAGCTACGGTGGGGATACCCGCACCGGCCGCCATGTCGGTGACTGCGCCGGTCACGCCGGCTGGGAGAGCATCACCCGCTTCCAGGTTGAAGGAGAGGTCAATCGAGTTACCCCACGGACCCTTGGACTTGGCGGTGAAATTCACCTGCCCGGTGGTCACTCCATCTACCGCCGCGTTGATAGGAAGCTCCTTGCGGGCAGTTATGGCAGCCACAACTGCGGTGGCGATCTGTGCGGCGGTCATACCAGACGTGACGGTGACAGGTACAGCATACCCTGCAATGTAGAGCGGCAGGGTGCCCGACGCAGTTGCCGTGGACCCGGTGAAGTCAATATCGCCGGCAGCGGCGACCGCCCCTCCTGCCTCGGCCTGGGGCAAAACGTAGACAGGGACACCGGCACCGCCGATAAACGCCTGGAGAGCGAGTCGGTGAGCCATCGAGCCGAAACCGAACCTGTTACCTGCGTCCTCGGGACTCAGCACCTGAACGGGTACCAGAGGCACCACATCGGTCTTGGCAGGGTCGTAGGTGGCGAGCGCAAGGATCTTGCGGGCCAGGTTGGTCACGCTGGTTGCGAACTGCGTGTTGCGGACGGCCACCCCGATTCCTGCGGCCAGAGATGTGGCATTAAGAGTCATTTACTCACCCTCCTTGAGTTTGCGCGGATTGTACATATTAATGAGCGACAAGTCAACTATAAAGCGAACGGGTCGTAAACCTGCAATACAGCGGTTTCACCCCTGCCGGACCAACTCGGCAAGTTGGGCTGCGCCTGTAGCAAGTATCTCCCGGGTACGTTCAGATCATTAGCCTGTGTGAAGTAAGTCAGCGCCGCGCCATTGCGTTCTGCCGGCCAGGTCGCCTCAGTACCATCCGGCTTGCGGACGGCAATGGTCGGGTTGACCGCCGTGCTGATGTCGCTGACGCAGAACAACACGATCTCAGTCCCAGTATCCCCTACATACACTTTTCCCATTAACGCACCCCCAGGTCGCTGATCCGCTCCACCTTACGGGTAATCTGTGAGATAAGATTTGCCTGTAAGGTGATGGGAGACAGCAAAGCGATAATTTCATGTGGTCCCGTTTCAAGTAACGCAATCAACATGTCAGTGACGGTGACTTGAGCGGTAGCCGTAGCCGTCACTGATTCCAAGTACTGAGCAACGGCTGTCACCCCGGCACCGGAATCAGCGACAGTAATTACACCATTGACCATCATTTGTACATCATTAACCGTCGCCAGGGCGGCGGTAGCTGTCAGCAGACTTTCCGCCACTCCAGCTAGCTGAACGTCGGTGGCCTGCGTGGTGGCCTGCGTGGTGGTGGTGACCGCCTCGATCTGCGCCATCACATCGGCAACGGTCGGAACCGCCTGGATGATGGTGATCAACGATTCGATCCGAGCCACTATGTCCTGCAAAGAGGCCGAGACATCAGCATAGCTGGTCACATCGTCGGCCCCGGTGTCCGCCGTGCCGTAGGCGATAATGCCCCCGTCTCCGGTGAGCATGGACACAGAGGGCTGCGCGGTGAAGATGAACGGTTGCACCACCTTGTCGGCCAAGGTGAGGATGTCGGTGACGGTGGGGAATGCGGTTATCTGCGCCAGGAGCGATTCAACCTGGGACTGCGTGGTACTGGCGGTGGTAACCGATTGCGCAGCGGTGAAGACGCTTTCCAGCATCTGCTGCGTGCTGGATGCTGACACTCCTGCAGAGATGATAGCCGTTGCGGCCTCACGGAAGGTAGCGACGGTCGAGGCGCTGGCAAAGCTTGTTGCTGCTGCGGTCACATCGTCGGCGGTAGGATCAGCAGTCCCGTAGGCGATCACGCCCCCGTCGTCTGTAGGAGCTTGTACGGTTGGATGCGTTGAAAAATAGAGCGGCGGCAACGGCTCGAAAGTGACTGCCGCCTGTTTCAAAATGGGGGGGCCTGTAAGCCCTGAGCTATCAGGCCACAGTTTTGCTGTACCGCTCGCCGCATACCCCTGTACGTCAAAATAGATTCCGCTTGCGACTACAGACGAAGCACTAACGGATAGTTGGACCGATGCCGATTGAGAGAAAACGACAGGGTTTGACGCCCCTCCTAATTGGCTGCTTGGAACCAAGGAGCCGTCGGATTTGCGTATGGCAACCGTCAAAGTGTTCCCGGCACCTTGACGCAAGCCCGCTATCAGTTCAATCTTCGAATACTTAAAGCCTGGCGCCGGGGCTATAACTTGGGACTGCATGTTGAAGCTACCCGCAGGGTATGGGGTGGACGCAGTGCCCTGTATCCATGAATTGGTCGCGCCGTTGGACGGAACTAAAGTCAAGCCGCCCGCCATCGTCAAGTAGTGCTGAACGCCAGCGTCTACGCTTAAATTGTTGTATTCGATGCCCCACTCATAACTGGTGTTGGTATGGGTGGGGAAATACCAGTACATGTCGGCGACATCATGAAATTGCCATACTTCACTGCCTGTTACTTCAATTTGGCCGAATAATGCCGTACCTGATGCCCCTTCTTGGTTTATCTGGAGCGTCGGGTTAACCACCGGCTTAAAAATGAGCGTACCGAGCGTGGACCACGCTGCGGTGTCGGTGAGATCCAGGTTCCGTGCCTTAAAAACAAAAGTCTCATTACCATCGAACTCCATCTGCAGTTCGACAGCCTGACCGTTCGCAGCAGTGAAAGTGCCTGGATAGGTGTACGCGGCATTGCAGTAAAACCCTACAGAACCGCTGCTGCTGATGCTGAATCCGCAGTATTCCGCCTCCCCTGCATACAAGGAAAACCCCGCCCAGTTGCTACCGTTACGGATGAACCGGATACGGGCGGTTATCGACTCGCTGCGGTCCCATCGCTTTTGAGGACTGCCACCATAAGGTCCGGTGTAGTAGTTGCCGCCGAGCGTCGCGCTGTAGTGCAGGTTGGACTGCACGAACGGAGTATTGAGCCCATACCCTGACCACGCCGAAGGGTTTGCCCAAGTCTCGACCCATTTTTTTACTGTGGGGTTGATCTCTGTCATAGGAATTTCACATCATCTACGGAGTAGTCGAAGAAGCTGCCACCCGTCTGATTTGTGAGCGATTGGGCCACAAATCCTAGATCGGTCCCAAGTGTGGCCGTAAAACTTACGGGGGCTATGAGCTGAATCCCATTTCGCAAAACTCTTACTTGACTTGATGACGTTATTTCCATCCTGTATATCGTCCCAGCAGGATCATCTGTGACAACAATGGACCCCAATGATGTTCCGTTACCCGATGCATCGACGCTTGATAAATCCATAGTTCTGCTTGATGCAAAAGAGTTGATGTTGAAATAGATGATATTTTTTTGAGGACGACCTGATGCGGATGGGTTGTGATCCGCCACATTGAAAAGCATGAACACCAGCAAACTAGCATTTGAAGTGAGCGGTTTTTGCACCGTTTGCTTGAATTCAACATATCGACCTACAGCCATCGGTAATGTTGTCTTTGCTTTGTACACCTGTCTTACAAGAGATGCGTTCGCACTGCTCAAGTGAGTTGCGAGAGCACTATTTTGGATATTGAAGTACGACCCGCCAGCTAAACTGCCCTCAGTTGTCAACGTGTTCCAGTACGTGCTGCTCAACGGATCTCCATTCGCTCCGGTGAAGCTGTCGGTGAACCCAGTATAAGGCACGCCTGTTTTAACCTCACTCAGCGCAGATTCTCCAACAGCATTGACCGCTGTAGCAGCGTACTTGTAGGTGACACCATTTGTCCGACCTGAGTGAACGTATGGCGAGGTAGCCCCGGTGATCTTGGTGCTGGAGAGTGTTGGGGTAGACCCGTCGCTGGTCCAATAAATGTTGTAGCTGGTTGCACCGGATACCGCCCCCCATGTTACGGTATTCTGACCGTCGCCCGCAGTCACTGAGGTAGCGGGCGCGGCGGGAGCTGCTGCAGCGGGCGTGTAGGTATCCGATACCGTAGCCGCCGCGCTGATCGCCGCAACAACCTGTTCTAGCATGGTCTGCACATCGGTCACGGTGGCTACTACCTCGCCTGCTGCGGTCACCGTCTCAGCAAATCCGGTCACCACACTGCCTGCCTCGGTGGCAGACGACAGCAGCGCCTCGTTCATCACCTGGGCGTCGGCGGCGCTCACGGTGACGCCTGCAGCGGCAAGGAGGGTGTCGCGGCGGGTGATCAGTTCGGCCACGGTGACTTCGGCAGCGGCAAAAGTCTGCACCGGCTCGGAGATTCCCGGAGTGCCTACCTGCATGATGGTTTCGTTGGAGACGATCGGTGTTGTGTCGCCGGTCAGCGGAACCATGCGGAGCTTAACGGCGTAGGTCCCGGTGGAGAGCCCGGCAACGGTGAGGCTCTTGTCCGGTCCCGGCGTCTCGTCGGTCTTGCCAGGCAACCAGGGACCACCGTTGACGTTATATTCGAGGTTGTAGTGACGTGCTGGCATGGACTCTCCTTAGCGAAGCTCGTAACTGTACGAAATGGTCAGGCTGCTTCCATCCGCAAAATAAGTCGTCACAGGTGCTGGCAATGACTGATGACATCCCGCGCACTGGAAGTTAGTGGCCTTCTGCTTTCGCTCGCTCTCTAGCCATGATCTTTGCAGCGGCACACCTATGATGGTTGCAAGCGATATTGCGACAGACAGCAGTGAAAAGATAATTGTCAGATTGTTTTTCATCTGTTACCCCCTCCAGTAAGTTGGACAGCGGAGGGGCCTAGACGGACTAGGCCCGACCATTTTGCAGCTTACTGTAGACGGATCTTGTAGGTAATCTGGAGCGAGTCACCCGCAGCCAGGGTACGGGTAGCGGCCAGGGCGGCGTAGGCTACCAGCTTCCCGGTGTTGTCGCTGGAGGTGGCGAGCGCGGCGTAGGTCACGGGGCCGACGGTGCCGGTGGCGGTGATGGTGACGGTCTTGCTGGTGATCTCGTAGTGCGATGAAACGAGCTGCGGCACCAGGGGCCAGCCGGTCGAGTCGCGGGTGATACCCTGGGACGCGGGGGCGTAACCGTTGGCGGTGGTCGGCTCACTTGCCGACAGTGTGGTAAGGGTGGAAGTCAGGCCCGGCGTGGTGTTGTAGAGGCGTAGGTAGTACCCGGTCGGCGGGGTGTTGCCGCGGAACATCACGTCTTCGATCAGGTACTCACCCTCGTTGGCAAGGGCGTTCGGAACATCATGCTCTTCCCAGATCACGTCGCCGTGGGAGTTGCGGGCCACCAGGTCGAAGTAGCCGTGCTCCTGGATCTGTGCCGCGACCTTGACCGGAGTGTCAGCCTGCCTAAGAGTGTCGAGCGCGACGGCGGCTGCGGCGGGATTCTGGATCGAGGCGGTGACAGCCTCCTTGTGGACGGTCGAGCAGGCCGTAAGACAGACCAGCACGGTGAGCAGGACAAGCGAGTACAATTTTTTCATTTCACAACTCCTTTTTATGGTGTGGTTACTCCAGTTTTTTCTACGTTATCGCCCACCAGGTCCAGCACGGTGGACACGCCGCCTACCGCGGGTTTGCTGACCTCGCCGCCTACCGGCTCGACGGTTTGACAGCTAAATTGGACGGTACCATTGAGCAGCACCAATTCGCCCTGTGGCAGAGGATCTTCTTTGCTGATCGCGTCCACCCAACGATCTGACACCAGACCTACCCGCAGCCCCAGGTCGGCGTTACGCGGATCCATGAGAATGTTGCGGACCGCTGCCGCAGTGTCGTCCCAAAGGTCGTCCGCTATGCTGCTGGCATCCCGGGCCGCAGCCAGCGCCGCAGCTTTTTGGGTGGGGAGCGCGTCTGCCATGTTAATGGCGGCGAGGTTACATTTTGCCGCGGCGCTGGCGGTCACGCCGATGGCGTAGATCATCGCGTGCTGCACATCGCCGTACTGAGCACCCCGGCTCTTGGGAAAGTTACCCTGAGAGAAGAAAACCTGCACCGTAGGCCGGTCTTTCGACTCACGGGCGTCCTGTCCCTGCCCCTGATAGCCGACGACCGTAAAACGACCCTCTGCGGCGGCTCCGAGGGTATCCACGATGGCTTTTTTGACTATCTGGAAATTCATTCAGTCTGCTCCACTGCCTGCAGGTAGAGGCGGATGAAACCAAGGGACTCACCACCCTCGGGCGGGCGGGTCGGGGAGATGACATACTGCCCGTCAGACAGCGTCACAAGCCACGTTTCACCAGCAACCGGTATGCGTGGTAGGCTGGACCGGCGCAAGGACACAATGGGATTGCGGCAGACCGTCCGCTCGCCGTTCTCGGGGTTCATCCGCACCAGATCGTAGAGCACCTGACCTTTCAGGTCGGTGTACTCTGCTCCGTCAGGTGCAACAAGGGCGACTGGCGTTGACCAGTCGCCCTCAAGAGTTACCGCGAGATCCTGCTCTGCGAGGTCGCGGAGATTCACGCCGGCTGTTCGGTGATGGTCTTACCGCCCTTGGGTGCAGGGGCAGGCGCCGCTACCGGCTCGGACTTGACGGTACACTGACCGCCCACGTAGACGCGAGTTGCCATTTTTACTTGCCCTCCTTGACCTTGGGACCAGCGGTGTTCATGGCTGCGTTGGTCATCTCAGTGATGGTTTTCTGCGCCTGGACCAGTTGGGTCGCCAAGTCATCGTTCTCGGCGGTGAGGGCTACCACACGGGCCTGCTCGGCGGCTACCTGCGCCGACAACTCCCCTATCTGCGCCAATGCGTCGTCCAGGCGGTTGTCCGGTGCAGCCGGTGCAGCGGCGACAATCTCGCCCACCTTGCCCTTGCGTGTCAGCGCAGTGAGGGTATCCTCGTCCACGCCTTTAGGCATCTCTTCACCTACCTTGTAGTCTTTACCGCCGAAGGAATACACCCCCGGTCCGAGCCATTTAGCCATATCGTCCTCCATTTTATGTGGTGAGGCTTACACCCAAAAAGCCCCCCTGCTCTTGACAGGGGGGCCGGTTCTGATACGCTTTTAACCGTTACGGCTCGGTGTCGAGGACCACGAATGCGTCGGTCTGCGTGGTAGCGAAGATCGGCGCGCACTGAGTCTCGATGCTGACGCGCTTCCAGTCGCTGCTGACGAACGCCTGGCAGTAGAACGCCTGCGCCGGAATGCCCTGGTCGGTGCCGCCTTTGACATTGGGGGGCATCATCGGTGCGCTCGGGTCGAAGCCGAACAGTTCGCGGTAGAGCTGTGCGCGCTGCGGCAGCATGGGCAGACCCTCGTTTGGGCCGAAGTAGCGGTCACACCTGGCTGCGCTGGAGGTGAGCAGCACCTTGTCGGCGGCGATATAAGGGGTTGCGGTGCCGTTGGTCGCGGTGTAGTATTCCGGGTAGGTGAACAGGTAAAGCTGGTAACCCTGCGGGGTGCGAAGCTCGCCCTGATAGACCATGCCGCCCGCGACGAAGCGTGCAAACTTGGCCGGCATGACCGACCCGTTGCCCAGGCTGATGTAGGTGTACCGGCGGTTGTCCGCCAGTTTCTGCACCGTTGCATCCCTGATGAAGCTGGACATTGCGCCGGAACCGAATACCCCCATATCGAAGGTGATGTGACCGTTCTGCCTGCCCTTGGCATTACCGCCGTCGATGTCGCCCAGGATGTCCGCCGAGCCGCCCGCCCAGGAGGTACCGCACTGGATGGTGTGCGCGGAGTTCCTGCGGAAGTCGTACTGGAGGTCGGTGTTGCTGGTACCGAGAATGGCATCCTGCTTGCCGGTCATGATGGACTGCCACGCCAGCACTTCACCCAGGCGCATGATGCGGCGGATGTTCTCGTTGTGGATGCGGGCCGCATGGTGACGGAAACGCTGCATCTGAGTGATGCCCGAGTTGACGGATGCCTCGCCGGCCACGCGGGTGGTCAGGTTTTCAGCGGTGATGTCACCAGTCTCGATAGCGAGCGGGAACTTACGGGAAAACGAGGTAAACTGCTCGGTCCTGGCATTCTTCTGGAGCGACCCGAGCGACTTGCTGAAAGTGCCGCGGGGAACCAGTGCAGCTACCCTCTCGTCGCCGCGGATGATGTCGATGTCCACGGTGTTGGCGTCGGGCATGTAGATGGTGCGGGAACCGCCTGCGGTGTTCCCAAAGAAGCTCAAGCCTGCGGTGGGCACGCCGATGATCTGTTGCTCATCGTACATGCCGGCGGCAAACCGGCTGAAAAGATCCTGCGGTAACGGAGTACTCATTTTACCTCACCTCCTAGTTTTCGAGTTTGTTGATGTCAGTGGTAGCTTCCACGAAGATGCCGATTCTTGCCAGGTCATCCTCGATGCGACGGACGTTGACCGCGCCGTTGTCGGCACCAGCCGGATCGTCCGAGCAGACGCTGTTGATGGTCAGGCTGTTTTCCAGCACCAGCAGCGAACTGTCGACCGAGCAGCCGTCATACCCGCCTACCACGATGGGGCAGTTTGCTACGTCACCTGCCACGATGGTGGCTGCTGCGATGTCCTCGCCGATATAGATGCCGCGAGCCGCATTGGAGCCGTCCAGTGCGGCCACATCGGTGAGCGGAACCCACTTCCTCGATGCTGCGACCTGGGCCATGACGGTACCGAATTTGAGCGCAGCGGCGCGGGCGCCGTCGGTCAGGATGGTTTCGGCATCCTTGATGATGGTGGAGCCCCCGGTGAAAAAGGGGAAATTGGTGAAATCAGTTCTTCCCTGTACGGCCATTGTTAGTTACCCCCTTTGGCGAGAGCGATGGCGGCCTGCAGGTCGTCCTCGCTGGCTACCGGCTGTGCCGGGTCGTACTGCGCCTGCTGCTGTGCCGGCGTAGCACCCTGCTGCTCGGTAGCGGTCTGCGCGGCGGTCTGAGCGTTCATCTGCTTCACGGCATCCACAGCGGCGACGGACGAGGTCAGTTCCACCTGGGACGCCTCACCCTTGAGCACCTTGAGGGCGGTCTGCCCGATGATCGGCGGGTACTCGGTACTCGCCATGATGGGAGCGACGGAGTTGATCACCGCCTGCAGCTCCTGTTTCCCCTCGGTACGGGCGGCATTAAGCGCCTGGTCGTACTCGGCCTTGGCCGCGGGGTTTGCATCCAGCAATTCTTTCAATGCCATCTGCACTTCCTCCTTTTTGGGTTTTCCCGCGGCCACTGCTGCGGGGGGTTGAATCGACGGCATGATTGCCATCGCTTGTGCGAAGTCTTTACGGGCCTCTGCCGGGTCAGCAGACCATTTGGCGTATGCCTCATGGTAGATCGCCTGTGCGGCGGCGAGGCAAGCCTCCTGATCGCCGTCATCCTCGGTTTCGATGATCTCATCCACAAACCCGTGGGTGAGCATTTCGTCACCGAAGAAAAACGTCTCCTTGTCCATCATTTCAGCGAGTTCATCCACCGACTTGCCGGTGCGCTTGGCGTACTGCTTGGCGAGCAGACCGGAGAGCCCTTTGGTAAACTGCCCGTAGGCGAGTATGTCGTTGTGGTCACCCCACACGCCGCCGCGGGCGTTGTGGATCATGTACACGGCGTTGTCGTGAGCCTTAACCTTATCGCAGGCCAGCGGAATGTAGCTCGCCATGCTCATGGCAAAGCCGGACAGGACCGCCGTGGTTTCCCCACCGTAGTTGCGAATCAGGTTGAAAATCTCCAAACCCTGAGAGATAAAACCGCCCGGGCTGGACACGTCAAACTCGACAGCTTCACCGTTGGCGGCCTGCAATTCCTCCCGCACACCCCTCGCAGTGGTATCCCATCCGATGATGCCGGTAATTGCTATTTTCTTCGCCAAGGCTACCCCCTTCATAAAAGTTATCCACAGGGTTAAAAGGCAAATTTGGAGCTTGGTTTTTCGCTAGTAATACCAGCTAATTACACCGCTCGACCTGTGGATAACCTGTGGATTCGTGTGGATAACTTTTTATTTATCCACAAAATGCTATTTCTAGGCTCGCGCGCACGGTACAACCGACTCATTAAAAAGTCAAGTCTTATTTCAGTAGCGGTATGGTATTGCCGCTTGCCGCCGGAGATGTCGTCACGGATTTGGGTTGCTCGATGGTCAGATTGTTATCGTTGCCCGATACCGTGACGTTGATGGTCGAGCATCCAGCTAGCGCGACGCCAAAAATTAACAGTAAAAGTTTTTTCATTTTTCAGTCTCCTGTATCGCCTGCTCCAACATCTCATCGCACGCATTGGACCAGTATTCGTATTCCGCATGGACCGCGCCGTACCAGGGGTCGTACAAACTGATTGAGTTTTGCAAATCACCCCACAACTTAGCCTGCTCACAGACGGCGATATGTATTTCTACGTCCATGTAGTCGTGGGCGGAACTATCGTGGGGGAAAGCAGCATGACGACGATCATCAGGATAATTTTCATTTTCGCAGCTCCCATAAGACCTTGACCGCCACCGTGTTGACCTTGGCGGGTGACTCTCCTACTTCATGCCGGACACTGGTACCTGCTTCAAGACCCACCGTTTTGGGGCAGGCAACTGACGTGCAGCCGGTCAACAGCAGACACCACACAGCTAACCACCGCACGCAGCGAGCCTCCTGATATAAACGTCGATACCATGATCCTTCACGTCGATACCGCCATCACGGTCGTGGAGGACTACCGCATCGCAGGTATGTTTGTAGAGTATCCTGGGGACCATTGTCACGGGGTCGTCGTCACAGACTATTCGAGTGTGCTCGATGGTGGGTGGCGGCGCTCCAAAACGGTAGTCATTTCTGAGGCACCCGAAGGTGGTCACGGGGAGGCGCAGCGCCCGGGCAAAATTCAGCGCAAGGCCGCCACCGAAAGAATGCCCGGTGACATGGACGTTATTGAGGGAGGCGCCGTACAGTTTTGCGATAACGTGGTCCCAAAGGACGTGTTCGGCCCGCGCTACACCGCCGTGCGAGAGGTATCCCGATCTACTGCGAAGCGGCACCACGAACAGATCACGCATGACGTTGCGCCAGTTAGCCGTGCCACGAAAGACAAGGGTGCTGCCGATCAAACCAAAACGCAGATCCCCGACAGTAGTAAATCGAGGGTCTGCGTCATTGTAGCTCGCCTTGCACAGAATCGCTTTTTGCAGCATCGGTCCGCTCCTTTTCAAGTCGATCACGTTTGGTCCGGCAGGCTACCGCTGGCACCTTAACGCACGCATTAAATTTTCCAGCATGTTCGCACGTTCCACCTATGAAGTTGCAGTGCCCTGGCATGACAGTATCTCCGTGATCCGGTTGTACCGTGCTTTACGGTCGTCCAAGCCCATCAGACCACCGTTGATCCTCACCGTGAGCGTTTTCATGTCGACGACATCAGCTAGAGCATTCAATTCTCGTGTTTTCCAGTACCAGCACGCCGACTCGACGGCGCCCTGTTTGGTCTTGAGGTAATCGAGTGTTTCGTCTAAGGTCTTGTTGATGCTGCGGGCAAAGTCGGACTGGTTACCCTTACCTGTGAGTTGGATCAGACCACGGCCACGGTGGCGGTAGCCGTCACCGGACTCTTCAGGACCATTGCCCATCCTGTTGGCGTAGGCGCGGTTACCGATCCGCTCGGGCTGGCGGGCGTACTTAGCCGCCACATCGGCGGGAAACCGTTTGGGCCAGGTGCGGGTCAGCGCCTCGGCCGAGTAATTAAGGTTTTCCACCAGCTTGGTAAACCCGATGCTCTCATGACCGCACTGCGCGAGGAATGCGGCGATACGCAGCTTGCTGTCGATGTGGTAGGTGGGCAGGACTGCGTTCAGCGCAGCGGCCCACTCAGTCGGCTCCTGTGCGGCCGGGAAACATTTATGGAACTGCTCGGCGCTGATCATTGCACCTGACACTTTTTACTGCAGCGCCGATGCTCTATGAAGCAGAGCATACAGGTGTAGACTTTCGGACCCTGGCGAAGTATCTGAATCAAGGTGTAAATTGCAGTGAGTATGTAGACCCAAATCTGCCACTCAATGCCAAAAAAGCTGGTCGCTGTGATAAGCGCCGGGGGTACTACTTTCACACTCTCGGTAACGACTTCACGCATCAAACACCCCCAATATTATTCATGATCATTCAAAAAAGACTCAAGGCGGTCCATCAGATCGTCCACCCGCGAACGCGCCTGCTGCTGACCGGCGGGGGCAGGGGCAGCCTCGGCTACAGCCGCCTGTGTCCACGGGGCGTTGACGAACCCCTTGTAGAGCGACTTATTCTTTTCGATGTTTGCCGATGCACTGGACCCGTTCAGATCCCTCGCCTCGCGTTCTAGGTTGCTGACCCCGATCTCGATGTTCTCGCGGCGGGCCTTTGCGGTCTTAGCCGGGTCGATGTCGGGCGGCGGTGTGCCGATCCAGTTTTTCTTGAGCCAGGCGGCGCGCAGGCGGGGGTCGGACCACCCTGGAGCGACGATACGTCCGGCGGCAATCTCGCCCGACAGCCACATTTCCACGCACGGGTCCAGATAGTCGCTCGCCATCTCGTTGCGCCAGATCTGGCAGACGCGCCAGAACAGCAGCAGGGTGGCGCGGGAGGCCGAATAGTTCTGGTTGAACTTCATCAGCACGACTTCCAGCGGAATGCTCAAGCTGGAGGACAGGTGGCTGGCAAACGCATCCACAAAGGTGTCGAACTTATCGCCCGGTGCCGAGTTGGGGAACGGTTTAAGGGTGGACCCTTTGGTGAGGTTGGCAACGACCATTGACCCCGGTGTGTTACTGGTCGCCTCGGGTATCCTTGACACCGCCGTGACGCCCGGGTACAATTGTTCAACTGGCTCGGATGGTGTCACCTGACTGACCGGCGGCGCGGCAGGGCCGGCTCCCTGACCGGTCAGGATGCCCTCGAACACGTTGACAGCATCCTCGTCCTCGGACGGCTCGATGAACGCCACGAAACCAGCTTGGTTGATCGCCTTTTTGATACTGGCCGCCGAGAAATCGGTGATGTTCTCGAACTCCTGAATTGCGTGCGCCAGGCGGGAGTATCCGCGGCCTTGACCGGCGTACTCGGGGCGGAACCCGTGCAGCATGAAGATCCTGCCGGACTTGTCGGTGGCGGGGATGGTCACAGGGGTGAAATTGCCCTCAGTGTCCCTCACCCAAATCTTGTAGCCCGTCTCTCTACCGTTGGCGTCCCGCTCGATGCCGTCCTTTCCGAGTTGGAAACCCCAACTGGAGGTGTAAGCATCGCCGCGCACCTGGTCGGGGTCAATGAACTCCCACTGCAGGGGATTCTGGAGCCCGGGGTCGTTACTGTAGAAGAACCGCACGAAGATGTCGTTATCGCGGTGCTGGAAAAGCTGGTAGAGGTTCTGTGACTGGTACCAGGTCAGGTTCCCTGCGCGGTGCTGTTTCTTGTCGCGCGCCCACAGGTCGAACCGCTCACCGACATCGTGCGCCCACTCGGCGGCACGCTCGGGAGTGATGCCTAGGATCTCGCAACAGGGGGTAAGTTCTAGGCGCAGACCGGTATCGGCCACGGTGTCTGCGAACCGCTCCACGATGGCACGGGCCTGCATGGAGTCGTTCATGGCAGCGCGGGCGTTCCGGCGCGCCTCGGTGTGGCTCACGTAGGTGGTGCGACCGCTGGCTGACAGACCGGCGGGCCACTTGCTGCCCCCGCGGTCGCGGATGGTGAAGGTCGATGCATCGTCATACGCCTGGGGCGCTGCGGGAGTGCCCGCCCAACCAGACATTTTGCCGGCGAACCAGGAAATGATGCTCATCGGCTGTGCCTCCGCAGGTTCATGTTGATCAGACCACGGCCATAGAGTCGATTGGTGAGCCTGTTGATTTGGGATTCGATCAGGGAAATTTCGCGGGAGAGTTCTTCGGGCGACCGCCTCTTGGTCATCTGTTTTCCCTCTCCACTATCAAAACTGTAGGTTTCCACCTCAGAATGAGAAAGCGCAGCCAGATACGCCGTGTTGGCGGCGTCTAGCTGCGCTTGTTTGGCTGCGATCTGTGCCGCAATCTGCGCTTTCTCTGTGGTGGACAGGTAGCTCATGGCGCGCAGGGTACAGTGCGCTCATGAGAAAGTCAAGAAATTAATTAAACATCTACCAGTTGATCTTCATGTCGATCTTGCGACCCTTCCATAACAGATAAAGGAAAAGTACCCCAAGTGCAATAAGGAACACAATCACGGTGCAACCAAAAACTTGCAGCAGAGTGATAACCTTTTCGGGTATCATTACCGTCACGACGCCTCCCTTGTAGCCGCCGCGGCACGCATGATCGCCGCCTTGCGCCTAGCCTGGCAGTCCTCTACCATCACCATGAACTTCATCATCAACCCGTTGTATCCAATACACCCGCATGTCGACATATCCCGCCACGTTTTACGCTCCATCACCACACCTCCTGACGAATTTTCCGTTGATGTGCGGTATCGTGCCGCACTGGTACGCCGCCCCCGACTGAGTCGACCCGCAGTACGGACAGACGGGCGGTATGGGTGTCTCTTCCGGCTCAATGCCGCTGATACACCGGTCCTTGACGTACTCGCTGATCGACATCTTGCGCCGGAATGCGCGCCGCCGGAACTCTTCCTTTTCATGGGTGGTCACCCTGATCTGGAGTTGCGAGTCGGCGGTATCATCCTTGCTGGTTCCTGACGGACGACCTGCCCCCTTTCTTGCACCGCCGCTAGGCACTGTTCACCTCCAATTTGTTGTGTTTACTCATATTTTCGGATGCGGTTATCACTTGAAGATTCCAAGGTACGTGCAACCCGCTTACGTTTTCACCCTGTAGCGGAACTATGTGATCTACATGGTACTGTACCCCCAAAGCATCGCTCAACATTTTTGAATAGAGATAAAAAGCCTCTATCTGAACTAAATGATCTTCCGTAAGCCATTTAGGGGTACGTTGTATCTTAGATAATTGATATTTACGGGTGTAGTGCAACATTTTATGAGAGTTTTTACTACGCCACTCACGATTAACTTCAAGTATCCTATCCTTATTTTCCTTGTATATTTTCTGATGACGTTCTTTTTCTTTATCCTTGTTTCTGGCGTACCACTCTTTTTGGGCTTTTAACTGCTTTTCTTTATTCTTAGCAGTCCACGCATCGCTGGCAGCTTTTCTTTTTATTTTACAACGCCTTGCATCAATTTCTTTTTTCTTTTCCTTGTTATTAGAAGCCCACGCTTTATTTCTAGCACGTAGGCAAGTTTTACATGTGCCGTTTTTGTAGACGTTTTCAGGAACCAAAGGATGACCGTTTACGCAGTGTGTTTTCATGGATTACAAAATAATTTATTTTAGATTTAATGTCAATACTTATTTTCACCGAGGACCTGCACCTTGTTTCGTCATCATGTCGAGGACCATGATATGATTGATCTGCTGGATCTCGATATCCGATGCGCCCGCCTGTTTGGCAGCCATTCGCATAGCGTTCACCTTGCTATCCAGGTACACGTCGCCAGCACATAGGGCGTACACGCGGCAGTCCAGCGCCTCATTACGACGCCCCCCTGCGTGGAAACTCCCATCGACGCGCTTTTCCTCCGCAGCAAGCTGAACAAAGTATTTTTCTGCGCGGTCACGGGGGAAATTGCAAAAGCCAGGGCGCTGCGGCTCCACGTCCCTACGTTGGATCTGCAGGTTCGAGTAGGTCCGGCTTTTGTAGTAGTGGGTGGATATGTCGTAGAAGGTCACGTCGCCGGCGCGGTTACTGCGGACAGCACGATAGCGGATGAAGTCGTGGGGGCCGGCCTCGTCGCCAGTTTCATCACGCCGTTTCTTGAGCGCCCCCACCCCCTTGATAGGAAAGGTATTTTGCCACCGGCTTGTGAACGCATACACGATGTCCACAAGGTTGCCGTCACCGCTGTCGATAAAGATCAGACTGACCGGGCGACCCTGTAACATCAGACCACCCTTGAGCGCCCATTGATGCATGTCCTCCCAGGCGCCCTCGAACGCGCTCTTACCGGTATCCCCCTCGAACACCTTGTAGCCGAGCGACCAGGTGCGGAAACCGGCGCCGTGACCGAGTATTTCTGCCTCCAAGCGCGGTGGATTGAGCGGGTCGCCGGCAGAGCCCCGTTGCACGTCCACGCCCATTGTGATGAACAGCACGCCGTCCGGCACCTCGCCCTCACGATACTCGCCACGTAGCTCGATGATCTTCTCTACCTTGGGCCTGCTGCCGATCTCCTTGTAGGGCATACCGAGGTACAGGTTTGTGAACGACCTCATCTTAGCAGGATCGTCCTTGGCATCCAGATACTTCTGATATAGCTCATACCAGGAGAGCATACCCGGGGCGCTGTACATCGAGCTGATCCAGTAGCTCCGGTGGTTCTTGTTGTTCGGAGTGGCGGTCGCCTCCCAATAGCCAGCGGCGAACATCTCCGCTTTTTGGTGATTATGGATCTGGCCGGCACAGTGGGGGCACTCGTACCAAACCTTGTAGAGATGGCCGCCCTTCATCTCATGCCGCAGGTTGCGGAACTCCAAGTGGTCGAACACGCCGCAGCACGGACAGGGCACCTTGAACTTGCGCCGGTCGCCCATCTCATAGCGGTCGCGGATCAAACTGGCTTCATGTGTGGTGGGTGTGGAAAACTCCATGATCTTCTTGCGTGCACCCCAGGCGGCGGTTCGACCGTGGGCGACATCCAACCAGTTACCCTCGCCGGTGGTGAGCAGAGCAGGGGCACCGTCGACCTCATCGAGTACCAGGACGCGCTTGCTGTCGGACCGCAGACTGCTCGCGCTGCGGCTGGACGCCATGTTGAGGGTACCACCAGCGTACTCCTTACTGAAAGTCTTATCCCCAGTGCGTCGGCTTTTAGAATTTTCGATCTGCGCGAAGATTTTGGGCCGCATCCCGATAGAGTCGATCAGCGGCTCCAGGCGTTTGGTAGCCCACTTCTCAAGCAGTTCCTCGTTGGCGCTCACGTACAGGATCTCAGCCGGCACGCAATCCATGAAATACGCGATAACGTTCTCCGCACACGCGGTCAGGCCCAACTGAACACCCTTCATCACGCTGACAATCTGAACGGGTGAGAAAGGGCTCATCGAATCCATCAGTTCCACCATATATGGGGTCTTAGCATTATCCCAAAAGCCCGGGAATGGCGTGTTGGTGGGCATAAGACGATGACCTTGTACATAGTCAGAGATTAGAGCGGGAGGAGCAGTGATAGGTTTAAGATTATTCTGTTCAAGCAGAAATTGGATGTCGGAAATCATACCGCACCCGGAGCAAAACAATTATGCTTCTTTCTGTTTTCTTCGGCGGGAATTACTTGCAGATTCCAGGGCACATGCAGTCCGCTAACCAATTTACCGCGGAGCGGTACAATGTGGTCTACATGATGTTCTATGCCTGTTTCTTTTGTCATCTGTTTGGACGAAGTATAGAATGATCGTATTTCCAAGATTTGTTCATCGGTTAGCCACGATGGGGTACGGTTAGCCTTTGCTGCCTTACGTTTTGATACATTAGAAAGTATTTTGTCCATGTTTTCTTTGGCATATCTGACAGAATATGCTGATCTTGACTCTTTACATCTGGCATGACTCTTTCTATTTTGGGCATAAACTTTATCTCTATTTCTATCTATCCAAAGTTTTCTAGCAGCTTTAACTTTATCCGCATTTGATTTTCTGTATCTCTCAGAGGACTCCTTTACCTTTTCGGGATTATTTTGCCGATATTTTTTTCCTTTTTCAGCAGCTTTTTTTGGATCGTATCGTTTTCTTGCATTTTCTCTCGAACAGATCTTACACCCTCCTGATTTATTCACGTTTTCGGGGGTTCTTTCATGCCCACGAACACAGTGAGTTTTATGTGGAGAATCCTTTTTTAGATTATTTTTGTACCACTCTGCGGAGCGTATACGGGCACAGATTCTGCAATCGCCTTTGTTTGTAGTGGTTTCTGGTGTTCTTTTATGCCCCTGTTTACAGTGAGTTGACCGCACCATTACCCGATCACCTCTGTACCTTGTTTCACCAGAAAGTCGTCCATCAGGCGTTTGATGTGCGCCAGGATGCGGACCACCTCCGTGTCTATCTTCTGCTCGACCTTCAACATTAGCTCCACATCCTCGACACCGAAGATGCCGGCGATATCGGCGGACAACTTGCCACCCAGAGTACGAAGCTCGTTGGAATCAATCTGATACAGCTTCCCGAACACGGTACGGACCAGCGTGCGGTCGATCAGCTCCCCGCGCTTCGCCTCACGCTCGACGCGGATCTTGAGCAGACCTTCCAGCTTGTGCAGTTTGTCGATGTCGGACTTGGTGAGTTTTTTGAAATCGAGGTCGGCCGCCGCGGACAGGACCGCCTCGGCGTCGAAGCCCTCTGTGTCGTCTGAGGGCGGGGGGATCTCGCCGCGCTTAATGGCGGCGACGGTGCGGGCGTTGACCGCGCAAGGGTGAAGGGGCTGCCCTTGACGAGCAGCGATCCATTCGGCGTTCTTTGGATCTTCCGTGTCAATCTTTCCGTCTACACGGTTCAGGTAGCCGCGCTGCACCAACGACTGTATCGCCTGCCGGCTGATGGCAGGTTTGATGAAGTTGGTGGCAAATTCTTTGACGGTAAGTTTCGGCATGGCGGCGATGCTACCACCGTGCAACAGATGTTGTCAAGCCTATTGCTACCTGCGGCCCGGTCGTCCCATCAGGGCACCCGCTGTCCTAGCCCACAGCTTATCGAGGCTAGTACGGCGGAAGTACGCCGCCCGAGCGTCCTTCATCCAGTGGTTCATGCCGGGCTGTCGGGCGCCTATGCCCTGCACCTGAACCAGCTTGCGGTGCATCATGCCTTGGCGCCCCTGTTTCGGCCCGGCGATCTCTCCCTTGATAGCGGGCAGCTTGTAGAACTTCCCCTTGATGCGGACCAGGCGCTTTTCCTTCTTGCGGAACAGCATGGCGACGAAGTTTGCCAGCGATCCGCCGCGGGGCTTGTAGTCCTTAATCGTCACCACCTCCAGACCGGGCTTGAGGCGCACACTGGGCCTGATCTTGCCCGCCTGAGAGCCGCCACGCCCCGCCAGAGTGGCAAAACGCTTGCGGGCCTGGGGTACCCCCTTCTCTTGCTCGGTCCACCCGCTGAAACGCTCGGCGCCGACCGATCCCGCGTGGCTGACTTGCTGGTTGATGGGGGTGGTGCTGGACGCCTTCGTGTAGCGCATCCGGCTCGATACGAACCCCGGGCTGCGGACGGTCATCGTCTTGTCGATCTGCTTGATGGACGACTCACGGGTGCCCCGGGCGTAGTGGTTGAGCATCTGGCTACACGCCACCCGCATCAGGCGGGGTTGCTTACCGTACCAGTTTCGTAGTCCGTTTACTTCGGTGAGGTCGATTTTGTAGTCCATGAGTGCTTAATACCACAGTGGGGGCGGTGGTGTCAAGTTTTTAGACCGTAACCCCGAACAAACCATTGGGGGTAAATTGGGTATTATAGTGATTTCAATCATTTGCGAGAAAACCTTGTTATATCACTAATCAGTTCCTTTCTCCTAAAGGAATACCGTTTTGTATTGTTGTAAGTAAGTTAGTTTTTATGTATTTATATTACTTACTATATTACCATTTACTTTACTTTCTATTAGAGTATGACTCTTTAAGAGTATAAGAAGAATAGTAGTATAACTTATTGAATTATCAACAGAAAACTTAAATAAAATTTTTGGGTAATTCTTGGTTAGTTCGGGGGTATGCAAAAAGACTTGACTCTACGGTTTTTAGGTTTTATAGTTCAACAAAAGGAGGGACCACCAGCATGAAAAGGTGCAACAACGTAACACTTGGTAAGCTGCGAAAAAAACTCAGCAAAACGGCAGCAGATGCTCGCCGCAACAACGGTATGAAAGGGGGTAGGCCGAGTCCTGGGACAATGATAATGCATGTTGCTCCAGACTCGGTAGTAACACGGGAGGCCGCCCTTGCGATGGGGTACACCGTCTACCGTACAGGTAAGAAATGTAAGTTCGGTCACAAGGGCTGGCGGCGCACTGCTACTACCAGGTGCATAGACTGTGAACGCATCGCCCGCATCAAGAAGGAAATCTTACACGTAGAAACTACTATCGTAGAAAATTGGAGGCTAGAAAATGCGTAGGCACGGCGATTATCATGACGTATACAACCCTGTAACAGACGAATATGTTAAAACAGAATACCCCCAAACCCGTGAACAGGCATTGCAGGAAAATATTGTTCTTTACCAACCTATCCCCACCATAGAACATTGTCCTGACCCCATGCACCGCGCCGCGTATTATGTCACCTACACAAAGACGGGCATACGGAAGTGCTGCGCTTTCCGAGAGGCGGGCATAGCATACCACAAAGCGATAGCTGCGGGGGAACCGACCAGCGCCCACGCTGCCAGAGAGAGGGGGCTGGATTATTACTGGAGGGGCACGCACGGCCCCGATTGTGGTCACGTAGGTAAGGTCACCCTGACCGGTCGATGCTACGAGTGCGCCACCACAACCAGCCCCAGGCAAGAGGCAATCGCGCGCGGTGATAAATGGTACCTTCCGCTCGAACACGATCTGTGCCCCGAGGGTCATCACGCCCCCCGCCGGGTCGTCAACGGATCGTGCAAACAATGTGAAGAGGACAAGAAGGGTGGACCGATCACCGACCAGGCACCACCCCTGTGGAAGTCGGCGCCGGATCTGATCATCTCCAGGGAGTCGGCCCGCGAACTCGGGTTCAACGTGTTCCGCACCGGCAAGCCCTGCCGCTACGGCCACACGGGATTCCGCTACGTTTCCACCGGAGGGTGTCTGGTCTGTATGGGGAGGGAGTGCTTATGAAAAAGTTGGACATACGCATATCAGATCTTCGGGACATTCCGATGAAGTTGTGGGGTCGGGCCGTGGAGCAGAAGATTCGCCACGCGGGGATTGAGCTTAGCAAACCTTTTAGGAGGGAGTACGTTACTCCTTCGCTTGTGAGGTATGAACAGGAGGACTACCCCGAGTGGCGGCCTATCGAAACTGCTCCGAAAGACGGTACGGAGATCCTGTTGTGCAACTCTGAACTCAGGTTAAAAGGGGTCGGGTTTTACGGCTGTTTGCCCGAGCATAGTACACCAGAATTTCTTCAACAAAATGGTATCAGTGTTTTCCTTAAACCGACTCACTGGTACCCGCTGCCCGGCTGGCCGTAGCCACCCATCACCCCACCCAAAAAGCCCTACCAGCCCACCCGCTGGTAGGGCTTTTCTGCGTCCTGGCTAAGTACCTGATAGGACAAGCAGTTTGAAAAATCCGGCAACACGGAAAGCCCGGGCGGCGCGACACTACC